AGAGGCTTGAGAAGTACATGAAGGAAGAAGAACGCAACCGCTCATGGACTATTCAGAAAGCACTCAATGAGTATCTGGAGAAGCGGGGCTATTGACGGTAGCCCCGTCTTTTCTTCTCCATTGGTGGTTATTGATAGTTATTTAAGGTGTTATTTAAACCATATTTTCGATCAAAGTCAAATCTCCGATTTGCCCAGAATAGATTCCATCTTTACATGCCGAGCTGTTTGGATGCTTTGTATAATAAAGATGTCCCAAAGATGTAAGCAGATAAACGATTCCATTTACGTTTATCAATCTGTAAGAACAAATCCCATCTTTGTGGATTATAGAAAACAACGGCTTGTACTTTGTCAAATCAGAACCTGCGCCCTTATAGAATGTGATTTGCTTTCTTGTACCGGAAACGTAGTTGTTCCCGGCGAACACACCGTTTTCTGACACGCCAACTACAACTTCGTCACCGTATGTTATGATCTCCGGTCTTGTGTTGCCTTGCGCAAGATAGTTGCCGTTTCCCTCTATAACCGTTATGGACGAAAAATCGTCCGGGATTATGTATGTCTTGTCTATTCGGAGAGTAACATAGTAGTCAGTACCCAACTTGGTTATCGGTGCTTCATACTCACATCGATGGTCTATCCTGTACATAAGCTCCCACACCGCCCCATCTGTCGAACGAACGATGATAGGATAGGAAGTGTACCCGAACGTTATTGTACTGACATAGTAGTCTCCGTCTTTTATTACGTTACTGTTAAACTCGACCCACGCTGTTGTCGGGAGGGTCAGATTGTTGTCTTCATAGTACTGCCGCATGTTTGCGTTGCTATACTCGACAGGATCTGCGTTCCCGATCTTTATGTACATCTTCTGCGCATTGCTCTTCGTATGGGTTTCTTTATCAAAGTCAATATACCATTGCATTTTAGTCCCTTGTTCATAGAAGAAAACCCTAACTGCATCACCGACATCCATGATGTTTATATCGTTTGTGCCAACAAAGGTCAAGTCACCAGATGTTTGCCCGGCAAGTATAATGTCGTAATACTCTGCCTTAAAAGGTTGATCAATCGGGTATACAGACAGCCGAACGTTAAAATACGACTCGCCATATTCGCCTGTCGAACCCTCATATACTGTGTAGCACATCCCCCTTGCGGCATCATAAGCAACGTTTACGCCATCGCCGCTTATGTATCTGGTCATATCGCTCACGCCGACCATTCTGCCAATAACAACGTTGCTGAAAAGGCTGTTTTTGATAAACCTAACTTTTTCAGTATCTTTTGCTGTCGCAGGAGTATAGTTATTGAAGTTTACTCTGTACTTGTGGTTTTTGTGGTCGAATGCGTAATACGGTTTAATCGCAAATGAAGTCCTTGACTCAAATACCCCTTCTGTGCTATACACAGCAACCGATATTGCACAATCCAACGCCTTTATATCTATTCCTATAATAGATGGGTCTATGAAATCATATGTGTAATATATATTTGCGTCATAAACAGGTGTGCCACTAACTGAAATAAGCCCTTTTGCCCAAATAATACCGTTCTCACCTTTTACTTCATAGTCCACAAGCCCATCTATCTCATCAGGCAAAATAACGGAATCATCGCTTTTTTGTATAAGAATCTTAAACTGCATTCCAGAATCATGGTTGAACAGATACGGTGTTGCTTGGAAGTTTGATCTTGATACAAACGCCCCGTTTTGATAACGTGCAACCGCGATTTTTGCACCGCCGTTCGGTGTAACCGTGTTTACGTTTATTGGAACATAATCAGAGCTACGAACCGCAGTATCGTTATTTGTTAATGCACCGTTCGATTGTGAAATGAACCCATACTCCAATGGTGCTTGCCATGTTTTTTCAAAAAAAGCAATGTTTCCTTCAATGTCTTCCGGATATATAGTAGTATCGTTTTTGATAAATGCAACTTTGTGTTTATACCCATCATTTGGAAGAATGTAATATTCTGGACTTGCGAAAAACGATGCTGATCTGCTGACAAAAGTCCCGTCCTGACTATAATTAACCAAACAAATCTTATTAAAAATTGATTTATTTATCTTGATTCCGTACGAAGTGACGAAATCTCTTGTAATGATGTTGTGCCCATATTGGTTTATAGCAAACGAACCGCCCACATTAACAAATCCATATTCAATTTCCGGCGTGTTTGAGTAAAGCAAGTTCCCAAAGAACACATGTCTTGCATCGTCTGCCGCAATAGTGCTTCCGTCTGATTTTTTGAGGTTGACCTTGTATTTCCTTCCCGCAAGATGCGAAAGCACATAAAAAGAATATGTACTTGATTCATCATCTCTGTGCACATACGTTCCGTTGCTTTCCCAAATTGAAACAGAAAAAGTGTAACCGCTGTCAGCAACAATATATTCTACTTCATCCGGCAGAAAATCTTCAGTTGCTAAATAACCGTTGTTAGCGCTGAAATTCCCGGTGCTTGATGCGTATATTCCGTTTTTCCAAACAGAATAATTGAGATTCTGCGCCTTTTTATCCCATGTTCCAATTATATCAAGATAGTTTGACGATTGAAAGGCGCTCCTTAACTCACTAATCTCATCCTCAAAGCTAACCTCATTCCAATGCGCTGCCGTCCACGCTTCAGTCGTCGCAATATCCGTTTTCGCCACATACGGCTTATTGTCATGATAACAATACGTCTTTCCTGCATATACGGGAAAGGTCAGGTCTGCATAGTCTTTTGCAATGATTACGGTGTCGCCGCGGTCACCTTTTTCTCCTTGAACACCTTGTTCTCCTTGCGGCCCTACAAGAGCAGGTACTGCTTTCCAATTACCTTGTGAATCTTTTATTTTTAATATATCCATATTACTTTTTAACTCTCCTTTCTTTTATTAATAAATAACAAAAGAGAAAACAGTTCATAATAAGAGCGAGACGTAATCGAATGGAATATCTCTAAAGTCTTGCTCTGTTTAAAAATTTATCCGGCACACATATACGTAATCGTCAGCCAGAAGTTCTGATTCGCAGATCTATTCTGCAAAGTATAGAATGTAATCCGATTAGGCGAAGGCAGAATATCGATCAGTGCGATGTTCTCGTTGTTCGCGCCGCCGCCTTCTGTTCTTGCGATTGGTCTGAGTGCATCGTTTGTGTAAGTGATTGGAATCGTCACATACGTATTGGTAGCCACAGCCTGCGTAAAAGTAAACACAAAAGCCATATGCACCATATTGCCGCTGCGATATACATAAGCATTGGAGATCGTACCGTCTGTGCTGCTGAAAGATACTTCATTTGAGACATCCTGTGTTTTAAGTAGGTTTGCAATATCTGTCAGGCTGATAGGATCACTCCCGCCGTTACCGTTCGCGATAACATCTCCCTGGAACTCACCGTTGCCATCGGCTGTCACCTTAAAAGCATTAGACCGATCATTGTTCGCAGTTCCATTTCCGACAACGAAAATCTCATTTCCATCTTGGACCACACGCTTCCAATTGGACGCTGTGAACACTGTATCAGAATTGGGAGTAATGCATTCATATCCGTATCCGAGTCTGTTGACACGTTTTCCGGCCGCATATTCTGTCCCGGAAACCCATTCGTCATATGGAGTTCCTTCAACATTGTAAGAACCGGAAACATGCATTGTTTGAAGATTTGCAATTGTTCCAAAGCCTTCAGCGTGCGAATAATTCCCGTTTGCGAAATTGCCTTCATTCTCAACATGAGAGGACATTCCGGCCGCAATGCCGTTTTTATGGATTAAGACATTCTTATTAAGGGCTTCGCTGCTGAGAGTCTTGTTTAAGACAACAGTTCTTGTATCGGCGTTGAAACTGTTGACAACTGCTGTCACTCCGCTCTCTGTAAAAACCATTCCTTTTTCCGGAACAAATGTGCCGCCGACAACATATGATGTTGAATTTGCGGCTCCTGTAAGAGGACAGTATTGCATTTCAGCTCTGCCCTCTGCATGTGAGTATGCTCCTCTGGCAACAGTTCCATAACCTTCGGAATGAGAAGTATTCCCAACGGCAGTCCCAACGCCTTCCGCATGAGAGTTGTCGCCATTGGCAATGCCTGTGTTTTCTGCGTGCGAACCAGCGCCAGTCGCATAAGACATTGAACCTTCGGCATGAGAGTCCAAACCACTTGCTGTCGTTTGAGATCCGGTCGCAAAAGCATATTGATTGCTTGCTTCAACTCTATCTCCAAACGCGAAACTTGCAAGGCCAACGCGAGTGTTCTCCTTACGTCCACGGCTAAGAGTTGTTGTGAGCACAGTATCTTCTTTGTCAGCTTTGCCAGATACATCAAAAGTATCTTCTCCGTTTGGATCGATCCAGGCTCTCACTAAAGGATCTGTTGGTTCTGTGCTCCCATAATAAATACCACTGTCCCCCTGTTCGCCTTTAGGACCTTGAATACCCGGCTCGCCTGGATCTCCTTTAGGACCTTTCGGCCCTGTAAGAGCGGGTAATGTAATCCATTGTCCGTTCTCGTCTCTAACTTGAATAATGTTACCCATTTTATTCTCTCCTTTTCGTGGCATTATTCCTTCATCTTAGAGAAATCACCACTAACCCATGCAACCTGATTGACATAGCGGATGGCGTGCCAGCCGTTCTCCGCTGTAGCGATCCAGTCGAACGAGTCATTTTTATTACAGACACCAACCTTGTTATATTCTTTGCTGTTGCCGGTGCGAATGTTAACGCTGTTGGTTGTAATAACCACTTGTTTACACTTCTTCTTTACGGCAAACTGGTCGTAATAGTTCTGACCGTAGTTTGCCCGGTTTTGCCTGCCTTTCTCGCTGCGGTCAGCAGGCTTTTCATAACGGTCTACAACCACGTCGGATGCTTCCCGTACGGATGTTGCGGCTTTTAATGCGTTCAAACAGGTTTTGTAGCCTTGCAGCTCTTGCCAGAGAAACTCTAACTGCATGTTTAAATCGCCAATAGATTTTCCATGATCCAGAGCATAGTTCAGTAAGTTCTCTTTCCGGGTTGGGTAAGTCCATTGGGCAAGACCATACCCGGCCCTGTCATCGACAAAGCCGGGATACAGTCCGTTATCCACTGAATAGGTATATTGTTCATCGGTCATATTCAGTTTTCGTTCATATGAGCCTTGAAGGTTCCGTGGATTCAGCTTGCTTTCCACATACAGATTACCCATCAGGGCCGCGACGCCATAAGAGTTTAATATCTTGGGATATAGAAAATCCCAGACTGCCTTCTCATTCATGGCTCAAGATGCTGATGCAGGCTTAAGACAGCCGCCTCAATCGCAGCGTCGATAGCAACAGAATCTACTTCATAACCCTGGCTTCCCAGAACGCTGAGAACATAAGCCTTTTTCTGTTTTCCTTCTTCGGAGTTATAAAGCTGCTCAGCCGCTTTCACAGCGGTAGAAATAGCCATCTTGATAAGAGCCGCCTGATTCTCACTGAGCTTTCCGTTTTCCACGTTGATCTTGCTTTTGATCCACGGGATAACAAAATAAGTGAGCACCGCGCTGATAAGCGCAATAACAGCAAGAATAACTTGAGTTAAATCGAAAGTCATAGTTATTTCTCCTTTTCAACATTTAGATATTTAGCCATCATGTACCAGTTCTTCCGTCTTCCGTAACTGATTCTGGCCCATTTTTCTCCGGGTGCTTCAAGCGTAACGCGTGCTCCAATAGGAATCTCCTCGTAAAGCTTGCAGGTTGTGGAAGGCTGCTGGCGCATCTTTACATACCTGCCGGACGGAGCGGTAACGATCGCAGTTGCACCGGTGGCCGGCACAGGATTTTGCGGTGTGGTGTTTTGCGGAATCGGAATCTTAACGTCTCCTGCCAGTTTGGATAAGATGCCGTAATAGCCCCATTTACCCAATGAAGGATCAACTTTGACTGTGGGAGAAGTCATATGTGTGATGTTTAAAGGATTAATGCTGGTTACTACGCCGACGTGATAATAATCTTTAAGATCTCCGTTGTAATATGCTCCGCCTTTTTGATATCTTTTTGGGAGATCCCATTTAGAAGATCCTTTTTCGTAAGCTTTAAAAACAACGTCCCCGACGCGAAGGTCAGAGACGCTGTTAATCTTTTTTAATTCCACAATTTCTTTCCGTGCGGCCCAGTTTGAACCGTGGATTCCTGTCCATTTCAGCCCCATTCTTCGGATTGCTCCGATAATAAGTCCAATACAGTCACAGGTTCCGTCACTGCCGTCGCCGGGCTGACGGTAAGTAGGTCTTGATCTCTTGATTATATCTACGTATTTTAGAAAACTTTTAAGCTTCTCTTCGTATGTCATCCGTTTTCTTCTCCTTCCTCTTCAGAATCTTCGTTGCTGTCATTGGCCACAGTGGAAGGATTTGTCGCGGTTCCTTTTAAGCTCAGCTCAACTTTGGTTCTTTCAAGAGCTCCAAGGATGATCTTTTCTGTCGTGCTGTTATGCGTATAAGCAACTGTATCTAATGCTTTGTTTGCGGTAACAACCAGCGTCAGATAAACACAGGCCATAGCCGCCTCAGGCCGAAAGTAAATCAGAGCAGCAATGACAAGAAGGTAGATCCCCCAGAAGATCGCTCCGTATCGGGCGAGCCATTTTGAGAACTGCTGTTTAGGGTCTATAATTTTTCTTTTCAAAAGATCACCCTCATTGCAGGAAATCTCCCTGCTGATATTTATTGTAGAAGAACTGATAGTCTGCTTTATACACGTCATTCTGCCAGCCGTATTTCTTTACGATCTTTTCATATTCCTCATTTTCCTTGATGAGGTTCTGGAAATCTTCTTCTGTATGACGCTCTCCGACGCGTAGGGATCGTGAGAAATTAAGAACATGCACTTTAATTCGGTCTGCCCGTTGTGCGTCTATCTGTTCTTCAATTTTCTCAAGCCTGTTCTGTGTTTCCTTACAGTTGAATTGCGCATTGTTTTTAATTTCTTCCAGCGCGGCCGTCTGTTTGTCGTCCAGCTCTTTAATCTTCCGTTCTGTTTCAGTGCGCATGGTTTCGATGTCCTGCTTCAGTCCGCCGGTTAAACGTTCTCCGATCCAGTTCAGAAGAGCGGTAATAGGGGAAAGTTTGATTTTTGAAAATTCAAAAAACAAAGAAAAGAAAAAGAGTACGATAAGCGCCGACCAGCCAATGTTTTGCGATATCCATTGAGCAGCCGGCTTTACAATTTCATTCATGGAAGTGCACCTCGCTCATTAATAATTGTTTCGAGCGAGACTGTAAATCATATATACAAATCTCAAATAGTTTCGCTCTGTGCATATTACGCAAACATCGCTTCAATTTCTGCCGTAGACGCGATTGCGTTGTACAGAGTTCTTCCTGTAATCAGATTTGCGTCCGTAGAATCAGGGGCTGCTGCCGTTGTGTGATCGGTAATTCCTACGCTTTCGGCTGAAGCAATGTGTCCCTGTTCTGTGATTCCAATTTTGTATAAACCCTGCGCTTTGGCCGTTGAAACGCGTCCGGAGTCTGTCGCGTGAGAATAGGCTGTATTTCCGTAATCCCCGCGAAATGCGGTGGAGCTGGTTTCACCAAGCGCAAGGGAGGGAGAGATCTCAACGTAGGAAGATCCGCCCCAGCGATAGGCAAGATTAGTATCGAGAGTAACATAGATAACGCCCGAATTTCCAGTCAGCGGAAGTTCGGACCATGTAGAACACTCAATAACATCATCAACAAATCCGGGAAGCTGATCTGTTCGAACTTTGCCATTCTCGTCAAGCGCAGCTACCCCGTATGTATTTCCGTTGATAACAAATTGATGTGCGGCATCTCCAAGTTTTTGTGTCCCGTTTCCGATTGGGAGAACGTCTACTCCCAGATTCCATTGTGACATAAAGTTCTCCCTTCTTTCATGTGATAGTTACATTCCCGTTGGAAGCAACGGTGAATGTGAGGGTTTGGGTTGTCCCGCCGTTTGGAACAGTGACCGTAAAGGAATTTGATTGTCCGTTTGAAGATGGAAGATTGATTCCGGCGATATATTTTGTTTGTGAAACTGTTCTGCTCGGCGCGTCCGCGATGCTGGATTGAATCTCAGTTCCGGAAGGAATATAGCCGCCTGCAACACTGGAAACCGTGATGTTTGCAGTTGCACTGCCGCCGCCAACGGAGGTAACCTGAACGCCATTGTTTGTATCGCTCAGAGTTACGTTCTGTCCGTTTGTCGATACGGAAGGAGTCACTTCATTCGTTGCGGATATTTCTCCTGTCGCTTCGTTCAGCTTAAGATAATTATCGGAATGTCCGGTTGATTCCTGAATGTCGCCCGGGTTAATCCAGCCGGGCCTGTCAACATTAGATCCACCGCTTGCTGTTGCTTTAACGAGTGCATAATATCCTGAGGCAGGTTCTGTAGAGCTTGCAGCGCCGAAGATTTCGCCTGTTGCGTTAGTTGCCTGAGTAGTCGCGGGAGTCGAACTGTCCGGGGAAACAGAAAGATGAATGGACCCGCCGGATGTCTGTGCCTGCTGAACGTTAATGTTAACGTTAATATCCGTGTTGACAAACTTATCTTTTGTCCCCATGTGAACGTTGGTTCCATTTTGTTTGGTCACTGTAATATTTGCGGTTCCATCAATTAAATTAGGCACTTCTTCTCATCTCCTTTCTTAAAAGAATGGGCGGGCGACAGAGCCCGCCCTTGCAGGTTAAGTAACAGCATAGGTATTGTTGAATGTTGGCATAGACCCGGAAATCAAGTTGCCATCGATATCGTAAGCCTTGTGGCCGTTAAGAAGATATTCCGAATGTCCCTGAATGTCAGCCGCGTCCGGGATCAGTTTCGCAAGGCTGATTTTTACATCGTCCGTAAATCCTTTATTCACATAAAGATAATCTCCGGATGAAAGAACAGGAGATGCTTCGGAGTCAGATATATCTGTGTATGTTTTTCCGCTTTCTGCCTGCCTCGTAAACGAAGCAGCCGGCACAACCGTGTCAACCTTAATATTCCGGTCAACAAATGTGTTTTCGGTAAGAAATGTTTTTGTATGTGTTCCTGCAGTTTCGACTACCTGTTGAAGTGTCCAATCTGTCTTATTGTCAATGATTACACTCGACATATAAATCACCTCTTATCCCGATACAGAGCCGTCGTAAACAGGAACGGTAACGTCTTCAGAACCATCGTATTCAAAACTTCCGAAAGTTAATTTGTGCATCTTTGGAACATACAATCCTTCTTCGCTGGCTGTGGTAAGCAGCTGAAGAATATTATCTTCCTTCGGGGATAACTTAATAACAAGTTCATACCCGTCCGTAATAACAATACTCTCGCTGGTAAGATGCCCTAAAATCTTTACACCGTTAATCTGCGGGATGTTGGCAAGATCGTTGTAGTCAGTGTTGGTAACGACATCAATTGGAGTTTCCAGTTGAATGATATGATAATCCGGGATTGTAACAATCGTCGCGGAAGATTCTGCACTTCTCGGATAATTGACTTCTGTCTCTGGGTCATCTGCTTCTTCATTTTCAGAAAAAGTCACTTCACCCTTTAATACAAAATCTCCGACAAAACTTTCCTTGATTAAATTCTTATAGGCGATTTGAATATCAAATTTGTACTCGTCGTATTGCAGCCTGTTTGTATCTTCAGGTGTGATTTTAAACTGATAATCTCCTTTACCAATTTTGAAAATCTCTCCACGCTTTAAAGATTTTTGAAAGATATAATCTCTGCTGTTGACGCTTTCTTTCACGGTAAAGTAGATACTTGTAAAATCAATATCCGAGGCTGTGCCATTCGGAGTGTTCACCATAAAGCGCTGCCATTTGATATCGCCTCTCGGCATTGAAATTCTCATAAGGCTCAGCCTCCTTTATGACTTACCAGCGGCGCTCTTCCGGATAGTAACCCATCGGGTATCCGTATGAGTTATTGCCCATGTTGCTCATATTATTCATATTGCTCATATTGTTTATGGAGCCCATGTTGTTGCTCATTCCATTATTCATCCCGTTGTTCATAGTGCCGTTCATCGGCCCGTCGGCATAGGAACGCATACGGCCAGAGTTCATACCCATGTTGATCGGAAGGTTCTGCATGGAACGCATATCCGGCTGCATCATTTCCTGCGGCTGGGAAGATTCCATAATATGGCAGTAGGATGCAATGTTCTTCATAGTATGAGATACCAGTTCAGCCCTGCGAAGATCGCTCTCCGTCATGCCGCCACCTGAGCGGAACTTCTCTTCAAAGGAGTCCATTTCCCTGCAGAGTTCTTTCATTGTGTAAGGATACATCATGCTCAACACCTCCTTCTCACGCAAGCCGTGTTACTTCAACATTGAGGTTGCGAACATTCAAAGCCGGAGGCACGGCAGCAACTGTCGCTCCTTCGCTTGCATTCCTGACGCTGATGGTGTAGCAACATCCTGCAGGAACATCAATGATGGCAAACCCGCTGACGTTCCAGTATGCGTCTGCAACGGTAGGAGTTGCGGCGACGATACTGGTAGGGATAACTTCACCGTCGATCGCGAGTGCAAGCTGGATCTCTCCAACAGTCCCGTCGGCGGGAACAGCGATGTTGCCGTCGAAAGAGCAACGATAACGGGCAAACCCGGCGCATGGATTATTTACGATACCGCGAATAGTGAGCACGCCGCTCCCTGGACGATGAAGAACATAACGGCGGGGGCAAGGAATTGCATCGTTAAGAAGGGCCGCAGCATTCGGTTGAACCAATTGGACTTCATTATAAGTAAACTCAGCCATAACTCATTTCTCCTTTGTCAAAATTATGAATACATAAAGATAGGAGCCTACTAAAACAGGCTCCTAAGATGACAAAATGATTAAATTAAGCAGCAGTGCCGCAGCCGCAACCAAAGTTGTTGGCACAGCAGTTAGGATTCTGCACGACATAGGCCGGCCGCGGAGTCGGAGCAAGATACTGCTCAAGAGCCGTGGTCTGCGCTTCGTTATTCGCAAGAATCTGAGCCGTCTGAGCGCCCTGAGAAGCGGCAAAACGCAGCGCCTGATTGCTGTTGCGCTCCTGATCCAGAGCATTCTGCAGATTAGCAATCCGATTCTCGTAATTCTGCTTGATACCATCCAGCTCCAGCTGGCAAAGTTTGTCCATAATCTTCTGATTGTTGGCATCGCAGTTAGCACGAGTGTTCGCGGCTTCGCTCGCCATGGTATACTTCAGATCTGCCGTCGCACTACGATTTTCACAGCAGCATTGCTGCAGGGAACTCTGAAGAGAGAAATTCTGGTTCATGTCGGCCATCTGTCGAGCATTGGCGGAGATTTCAGCCTGAGCAAACCCATTGGCCTGTGCCGTGGTAAGCCCATTAATGCCGTTCATAATAGCGTTCTGGTCAAATCCACGCTGGATTTCGTTGCCGTTACCGCCGTATCCGCCAAATCCACCATTGCCCCATCCGAACATAGCCATCCAGACAAGCAGGAACCACATCCAGTTCCCACCAAACATACCACCGTCGTTATTGTTGTAATTCCCAACAGGAGCAACGGGCATATACATTCCATTTTCGGGCATCATAGTTTTTTCCTCCGTTTCATAATTATTGTTGCAGTAAGTCATATTTTTTCCCTCTGCATTCAAAGTCGTTAAAGGAATGAGAAACTAAATAAATAGCCCAATGGAATCACCTTCTTTCAGAGATGATTGATATATAAATAAAGCCCCGGCATTGCTGCCGGAACTCTATTTATACTTTGGAGATTACAGATCGTTTTCAGGTTGAAGTTTTTCCATCGCTTCTTTTATTCGTTCTGGAATGTCTTCTTCAGACGCTTCGCCACGATCTACTTTTTCAGCCCACCATTGCATTGCAGTGGTTGGTTCATCTGCGTATTCTTTTGCTTCGCTGTAAACTCTGTTGGTGTTTACAGGGTCCCATGCTTCATCGTACGCGATCCCGTCCCGCATTACTTTGTGACCTGTATCGGAAAAAGTAATGATAGTCTTTAAATTGTGAATAATTTGTATCATAAAATAATTCCTTTCTCTCCGTTTTATTAGAGAAACTGAAATAATACAAGATATAAAAAAGATCAAATGCAGAAGCCGGGGAGCACACCATAACTATAGTTGGGGGCGTTGTCGCTATCGCCACCAGTCGCGCTAACACAAGCAAAAAAAGCAGCACCAGTTGCAGAACGCAACCACCAACCGCCGTTGGTATTGTCGTTGTAAGAGCGAATACGAGTTGAATTTGTTATTGTAAATATTCCGTCATACACAACACCGGTTGTTTCTTTTATACGCGCTTCTCTGAAGCTTACTTCCTTGGTACTTGGAATCCAAATCTTATCTGAAGAAACTTGTTCGCTTGTGTCCTCAAACCGATAATAAGGTTTGTTGACACTTTTAATCGCTGCTTGAATATTTGCGGGTAACGTTAACATCCAGGTATTATTCAGATAGGTTCTTAAATCGCACGATGCCCATCCGCCAACTGTCGTTTTGGTTGAATTCATTTTTTGATTGTTTCCGGCGCCAGTGTTGGTACTAAGCAATGTTTTTAATAGCCAACTGGAATTGGCGGTTTTTGTTGCGTCACTGCTTAAAGGATCTTTGTCAATCCCGACAAGCTGAGCATAATAAGTAATGCCATCTGTCGTTGTGAGAACTTTTGTATCTCCTACAGAGTAATGATCTCCGATCGTTCCTGCATTCGCATAGCCAATGATCGTATCCCAGCTGTCAGGGATTGTATCGAATGAACTCAGTGGATAAGAACTAAGCGGCACAATTAAATACTTATTCCAGCTTGAATCAGCTTTATATGTATCAACAAGATCCGATGGAACATATACTGCCCCCATACCATTAGCGATAGCTGTTCCTGAAAGCCCGTTTAATTGCAGTGTGCATTTTGAATTCTTCGCTAAAACAAGATGTGCAAGCTTGGAACAACCACTGAAAGGAACTCCAGCGAAGCTCGTCAGCGCAGGAAACTGAGCAGATCTTAAATTGTTGCAACCATTAAATGCGCCACCACCTATGCTCGTCACAGAAGGAAAGTCAGTCGCTTCAATTTCTGTCAGTCCAGTACAACCACGTATGGAATTCATTCCTAAATCTGTTGTTTTAGTAAGTTTAATATTTGTCAACGAACTGTTGTCCGCAAGAGCATATTTCCTTAATGTAACGACCCCATCTTCTTCCAATGATGTCAATGTGTTTCCAACAAGCCCGGCAAGCGTTGCGTTATCTCCAATAGTATCTCTGGTATTTGCCATTATATTCACTTCTTTTCTTTAAATATTGCGATCTTTGCTGCATATTTGACATTATGCCATTGATGACGTTTTCCTTTTCTTGGTTTATTTTCTGCTTGAATACAACCAAAAATAAAGATTGAGTTTTGCTTTCATGTATAGGATCAGATACAGAAGCCGAGGAGCACACCCGATGGGTTGGCTGCGGCAGTATTGGTGTTGTAGCCGGCGGCGGTAACGGCAACAAAATCAGTAGCAGAAAATGCGGAACGCAAATACCAGTAACCATTAGAACCATTATTGTAGGTACGTATACGTGTAAGGTCTCTAGTTGTAAACGTTCCGTCGTACACAATGCCAGTTGTTTCTTTCAGATACGTCCCTCGCAGATTAATTTCCTGACTGCTTGGAATCCAAAGTTTGTCAGATGTTGTTTGCTCACTGGTGTCTTCAAATCTGTACGAGACTTTATCTACAGCTTTGATTGCAGACTGAAGGTTCGCCGGGAATGTTGCCAAAATAGCGGGAAGAGTTGTGTTCCGCATTTCAGTATCCGTCCATCCGCCAACTGTAGTACTGGATTTATTCATGTATTTAGCGTCTGAGTTTCCATTGTTATAACTCAATATTGTCTTCAGCAGCCAGGTACTATTCGCCTTGGTTGTATGATCGCTCGAAAGCGTGTCTTTGTTGATACCGACCAACTGCGCATAATAATCTATACCGTTGATTGTAAGCTTTTTGATATCATTTACACCGTAATGATCTCCGATCGTTCCGGCATTGGCGTAACTGATAATCGTATCCCAATCGTCACTAATTGTACTGAAGTCCGTTAATGGATAAGCACTCTTTGGAGAAATAAAGAAGATAGACCAGTTTGTAGCCGCCTTGTAGGTATCTACCATGGTATCCGGTACATAAATTGCTCCCCTTCCAGCTGCAATCGCTGTGCTTTCAAGAGCATCTATATTACTTAACGTGCAAAGTGTTGTAGAATCAAGAATAACAGCATTCAAATTTATTAAACCCTTAAATATACTCGAAGGGATTGTTACAGTGTCTGTGAATTCCACTTTTGTCAAATTTGAACAGCCATTAAACGCGCCATACGTAAGAACCGTTGCAGCGGTTTTCACACTTGTCAGACTAGTCATTTGATAGAATGCAGTATCATCGAGCTTTGTATCTTCGTCGTTATCGTATTCCGTCATAGTTCCCTTCAAATACTGCACAACCGGGTTGCTCATGTCTCTAAACACAGCCGTGTATGTTGCAGATCCTGTAACAGCCGCCAACGTTGGAGTCCAGCCGGTAAATTGGAAATCTCCCTGCTGTGTAGTCGTCGGCGTAGTCCCGTTATAGCTCGGCATAGAACCATAAGTATATGTACTGGTCTGAAGTGTCCCGCCGCCGTCTGCGCTGGCCTTAACGAATGTGATCGTATAACTCTGTAGTGTGGTCGTATAAATCGCATATACAACTTTATCCTGCGTAAGATTCTTCAGAATGTCTGCACTGACAGTTCCGCTTGTGTTTGAACTCCATCCAGCGAAACTGTAAGAATACTGCGCCGTGCTGGCTCTGGTCGGAGACGGGCTCTGGCTTGCATTGCCGCCATATCTGACATTTTCAGTTGTAATGGTTGTTTCATCCCAGTCTTTATAAGTCACGGTAACAGGAGCACGGAATTCGGCAGTATATGTTGCCGGCCCGGTAACTGTCGCCAACGCAGGAGTCCATCCGATAAACGAATATGTGCTTCCGCGAGAGCTGGTCGGGTTCGATCCGGGATAAGCCGCAGTCTGTCCATAAGCAATATTCACCGTTTCCAGAACGTCGTTGCCGTCGTCCGCACCGCGCCGGAATGTAATCGGGTACGTATTAACTGTGGTAGTATATACAGCATATACAATTCGGTCGCTAGTGATATTGGTAAGAGCGTTTGTATCCGCGCTTCCGTTAGGAGTCAAACTCCACCCGGACGGGGTGTAAGTATACTGCACATCTGCTGCTTTATCCGGAGGCAAAAGTCTTGTTCCGCTCCCGCCAGAATGCACAGGTTCAACCCCGATTGTGGCGCTTCCATCGCTGGTTTTGTAAATAACGCCAGGCATCAGCTCGTCGTATGTGATGGTAACATCAGAATACCGGCTGTGGATTTCATCAACTTCAAACGTCGTCGCGCTTTCTACATGGATAGAACCATACACTTGTGCCTTGTTGGTGTTATTACCATTCTGGTCCAATCCGCGCATTGTATCCAGCCTGTCAAACATTGTGTAAACATTACCCAATGTTGCCATTTCCCAATGGAAATTATACAGACGGATACGACTTCCGGCCGCAAGTTCGTTAACAATCTCAGCCGTGTCGATAATCGGAGCCGGATTCTCAAGCCACAGCGTTGTAATATTGCTGTAGTCCGGGCACACAAATTCTGTCAGCCCGGTGTGGTTTCTCAGGGTTAGATAGGTAATTGTACCCGGCAGATGAATCTTCTTCATCACACCGCCGTTCGGGAGATCCAAACCGGAGATAGCTGTTCCGTCAAAATAAACCTCTTCCAGTCCGGTACATCCGGTCAGGTTAATCGTCTTCTGAGTATCCGCACCAAGGTTTGTACAGTTCCTTGCATCGATCTTTCTCAGCAGTGTGTTATTACCAAGCGTAAGCGACTTTAAATTCGGGTTGGAATATCCGCTCGCGCTGTCTCCAACTTTAATGTCGGTAAGTTTAATCGCACGGCTGAAGTCGGCAAGACCAACTTTCAACGGGGAAATATCACCGATAGAACTCAGCGCGCTTGCCGAATAGATATAGATTTCCGTATCGTTCATGTCGGACAGCGGGCAAACAAGTTCGTAAGCATGATCGCGTTCTCCGCGTGTTCTTACAAGATAGCTGCCGTATTTAATCGTTGGATAAATGTCAGCATAGGGAGTAATAGTAATGTTCCCTTTGGCATATCCACGAAGCTGAATATAATCCGTCAGCGCATCGCCGGCATTAAACTTGCTGTCCATATAACGGAAGCGGTTGAACAGCCACCATTTGCGTTGCTCGGCCTTGCTTCCCTGAAGCATCGGCAGATACGTTGCGTCATTATCATTTTCCAGCGGATCAAGATACTTAAATTTGGCATCTTCATTAAACAATGCTTCAGGCCATTTGTTCTGATGCTCTTCGAATTGTTTTTCAACTCTGTTGTAACTCAGAATGCCGTCGCTGCGAAGCTGTTTATACATCGCTTCGATCTCATTCGGGAAAGTATCCCGGAGATTGCACCATAACACGCTGTCCTGTCCGTTAAAAACGTTCGCCCCGTCAACCTGATCCGTATCTTCCAGATTATAACTGAAGACCAGAGAACCTTCGTTATTTATACCGATAGCGGTATCAAAGTCGTAAGGAAGAAATACTACTTTTTTTCGCATACTCCCACCTCCTTTACACAATTTCAGTTCCCATAAAGCTAGGGAATGCGTTCTTGGCACGGCTGTCCACCATCAGGAACAGCTCTGTAAAAATGTAATAGAACAAAGCGCTGTCAACTTCGACATAATCACTAAGTTCATTACGGAACTTGGCACGGCGATACTCCGCAGAATCAACCGTATAAGTAGTTCCACTATAATTAACGGAAGGAGAAAGAGCATTGTTTGTTGCCTCTGTTGGATCTGTGCTTTTAATCCAGCTTGCAAACTCAGCCAGTTGGGTAGCGTCCGTATACGGAGGATCAGTATCCGGATAACGGGCTTCGAAGTCATTCAGCCAGTCATCACCTGTGTAATCGGCGTTCTTCCAGATAACACGGTCACTGGTGTTATTCTTGATTTCCCAGCTTTCATCTCCGTCTTCAAACCCAAATACTTCTTCAGTTCCCTTATCGTTGTTGAAATTATACTTACCCAGGAAACTCGTCTCTCCGGAAATCGTATTCTGCCAGAAAATAACCATCGGGAAACCGTCAATGCCTTGTCTCACCTGTTCATTCTCTTCCTGCGCGGGTGTCTTGTATGGACAAGCGTCATTATACGCGATCGCAAGTTCTACGTTGTTCGCACCTTCGCTTGAAGCAACGTCAGCTTTAAAAGTGAATGTTTTTACGGCAATGGAATCGTCCCGCATTTTATATTTGCTGGAAGTAACTCCGTTTGGATTGGTAAATCCGCCATTAAATTTAATCTTATAATTCTTTCTGGCATAATATTGAGAGCTCGTTCCTTGCACGTCGCACTGCGCGTTCGTGAACGTAAAACTCTTAGACGGCTGCAGTGGATCTGTGTAGCTTCCGCTGACCGTCTTCTTATCGCCTTTGTACTGAGGAAGTTCCGCAGCCGCAATAATCATATAGGGAAGATCAGCCGGCAATTTCGAGATGACGATATTCCCATAAGCATCGCGAATGTTGTTATGGGCAAACCTCTCCGTCAATAGCGCGCCATCCTGAGTGTCCGCAATCCAGTTGTTAACCATCTGTGTAGACGTAAGATCGTTATCATAAATACGGATCGTGTAAACGTCCACAGTATTGTTCGTGCTGTGAATCGTAATGTTGACGGGTGAAACCTGGCTGAAGTCATCGTTTGTCGGATATTGCGCAACGCCGCTGAGGATGCCGTTCAGGAAGCATCGGATCAGCCGCATTCCGTTTCGTTTGTCGATAACAAATCCAACGCGAACCCGTTCCTCTTCTTTAAACTGTGTCTTCAGACTGGTCTGCTCGCTGGCGATCATGCAATCCTGAGAAGTAATTTGAATACCACGGCCGGCATTCATACAGTCGATAATTACATCACTGTAGTTACGTACATCACGGGTTGCAAATTCAATCTCGACTGTCTTTCCGTTTGTACGAAAGTCCTCTGCGAAGATTTTGTAGGGGATTGTCAGCGTCGCGTTGCCCTTCACTCGAAGCGCAACCAGCCCGTCGTCATCCGTCTGCCATCCGTCACTGATGAAATTAAATCCTGTAAACACAGCCGAAATCTGATCGTTCCCGGTCCCATAAGTCCACACACCGGGATTGGCTTCCATGTTGCTCCGTCCGGCACTGCTCAGATACAGAGCCAGATTTTGCGTTTCGGCTTCAACATCAATATCCGATTGCGTTACGTTTACTGTCAATGTTTTTGTCGTACCACCGCTGGAAATTGTAATTGTATTTGAACCAACAACATCCATCCGAAGCGTAAAGGTATTTGCTTCACGCCCAACGTTTTCCATCTCCAGCATCGTATTCCCATTCAGCTGAATCGTCACATTGCTGACCAGGCTGTTGGGATTGTATACCTGATAAGGTACAATAACGGTCGTATATCTCGGAACGCTGTTTGTGCTGAACGCGCTTGCGATAACAGTTGTGTTTGTGCCGGGAACAATACACAGAATGTTATAATAAAGCACATTGCTCGCAACAGTTTCTCCGTCAATGGTCGCCGTAAACCAAACCCTCAGCGTATGATCTCCATGCGTCTGTTGAGGAATCGTGTTGCTTACCTGTGTGCCGCTGGTGCTGACAGAAACTGTCGGCAGTTCAGTGCCGTCCACCTCGAAATGCACGGTCTTCACAATACTTCCGTAAGGGACAAACGGGAATGCGAATGCGGAATCCCGAACGATAGATCCGTCAAATGGGCTTGTAAGCCGCATTTCAACTGCGTTGATAATAAAGTTCCGTTTCTTGGATTTGCCGTAGGAGTCAATAACTGTCACAATCACAGTATTGCTGCCGGCGCTCAGATAACTTCCAACACTGACGGTGAAAGATCCCTGAGGGATATTATTTCTTGTCTCTTTAATCGCGTCGTTGACCGTAACGCGCATAGTTCCGTTGCCTGTGGGAGCCTCCTGCTCCAGGCTGGACCACGTAAGACTTAACTCTACCTCCGAATTTTGAGCAACAGTTTTACTCGTCCATCCGGTTTCATTAGTCAACGTAACAATGCTGTCGCTGTCAGACTGTCCGCCGCCGCCTCCGCCGCCGCCAATACCTGTAAGCTCAAAAAGAACATTGTCGCCATGCGTGAAGTATGCCACGCCGTCTTCAACATAGGCGCCGTCAACAGCGCTGAGAAGTTCTGCCTGAATCTCGTTCAGCGTTTGATTGTTCTCAATCGCCGCGTCAAGATTCAGTTGCGCGTTACCAAACTCTTCCCACTGATTATTTCTGTAGAACCATTCTGTAAACAGGCTTTCTTCGCCGGAACCGCTGCCGGGAACAAGGTAAAGCGTGTTGCTCACGGGGTTCAAAATGTTTGGTACGCGTGTCTCGGAATCGTATTCTTCCGGAACGCAAATGTGATAACTGATACCATTCAGGAAGGACACGGAAGTTTGGAGCGTTTCGAGAGCATTCTTGTCAGCCGCGCTCATCAGACCGCTCTGAGAAGAAGTCGCAGTAAGTCCTGGCAGATAACCTAATGTGTTGATATAAATCGTGTTGTTCCCATCGTAGAACATCAGGTAGTTTCCGCTCGGAATCAAAATCTGAGAAGCTCCGTTTTCGCCAAGAACGGTGTTTCCGTTTACGTTTAAGTTGTATGCAGCAGATGTACTGTGGCCGTATCCTTCTGTAATGTACGCTTTTAACGTCACGTCTGTAGATCCAGCCGTCCAGTTATAGGCGGAAGGAACGCGCAGCAAGGTATACCCGGCCGCGTTTGGAGTAAACCCTTCGTCCGTCCCAAGGAAAAGAGTTCCTGTTGCGGGCCCGTCATACCCTGTCTCAGATTCGGGAACATATGAGACATACCCGATATGTGTGTTAATATCGCACGTTTTCCATGTGTTTTGATAATATGTGAGGATAATAATATCTCCGTTGCGGTATTGCTTTTTTAAAGCTTTTCCGCCGGAGGTATATACTGGGATAGCCTGAGTCTGAGTTTCGGATAAAAGCAGACTTAAAGTAACATTCTGTCCGTTGCTGGGGAAGGGAAGTTTATAGGCAATGGTTAATCCATTGTATAACTCATCAACATCCTCAAGCCTTCCGGTCCAGGCATTCGTAGATGAAGCCTGCGTCCCTTCGACAAACAGGAGCCCCTTTGCCGCTGAGTCGTCTTCAGGTTCTCCTTCCGGGTTAACCCATAACGTGATATTTGAACCAACAGGTTCCTCAGTGCCAACATAGACTTCATGAGAGCCTTCGATTTCTTCATCCATCAGAGCTTTAAAAGTCGAAAGACCTTCAAGGTCAATTAACTTTCCCATATATCTCACTTCCTTTCTTTGTTATTTGTGGAAATTCTGCATGGGAATTTGCTGCATGGTTTGATTAATGTCGTTGTTGGAAATATTTCTGGTGTTTTGCAGATATTGAAAGATTTGGTTCGGATTGTTATACATGCTGTCGGGAATATCCGGGAACCGCTGCTTTAAATATCCAAACGGATTTTGCATTGCCTGCATCACAGCCTGCATTTTCTGCACGGGATTCATACTTTGCGGAGAAACTGCGTTCCCTGAGTTCATCATCCCGGACATCATCATGTTGTAGAGTGGATTCATGCCTGACCACCCCGGCTACGGCCGCTCTGATTGTTGGCCATCATTTCGTTCAGCTTTTTAATTTCTTCCTTCAGTTCGTCGAAATCATGTTTCGTCACATACTGACTCATATCATGTCCGGAAAGACCTTCGACCAGAAGGGGGTTCGGCTGTTCTTTCATTTCGTAATCAAGTTCCTGCATAGGATTTGCAGCGCCCATCTGATTCCAGCTCTTCAGAAAGATTTTCTTCTCCGTGGAATCCCACAGTACAATAGGTGTATTGATAGGCCAGCCAGCAGGCATCTGGAAAGCCTTGGCTCCAACTTCGCCTTCCACCCATTCCATAGACTTGAAGTTCTGATTCGCGTAAGATTGGTTCTGCTGATACCCGTTATTGTACTGCGGATAGTAGTTCTGATAGTTCGGGTAATTCGGATAATAATTAGCCATAATAATTCTCCTTTACGTTATGTAATCTTCCAGAAAAAAGAAGGTGTTTCTCTCGCTGAATCCCAGCTGTCGTAGAAATTCCCATCAATAATACAAATCGCGTGATAGCCTGTTCCGATGATGTATATTCCCAACGGGAAGTATCTGGTGAATTCTTCCACAGTAATACATCTTGGGCAGGCTTGAGGAAGAACAAACGGTTCAAAACCTTTCAGATATAAGTAATGCCCCCAGACCGTATCGGCTGAAGGCATATTGCAGTCCTCTCTTCCGAGAGCGCATAATTCGTCATACGTTTGATACCAGGATTGATTCAAAGCAATAGATATGGCACGGATAACACAGTCCGGAACTTCTTTACCGCACGGATTCGGATTAACCTTGATCCACATTTAACTGCTGAATAATCCTTCTATTTCAGATCTTGTGGCAATAACAAGTTTTTCCGCGATCGTTGTGTTGTCCGTAATCGATACAGGAATATTTAATCCTGTAATGGAAACATTATAGTTTGAATCAGCCTGGATATTGTTGACGGTATATCGTTTTACGGAGGCGATTTCCTCTGCCCATTCTGCTTCTGTTCCTGTGTATCCAGCCGCTTTTGCTGCAGCGTATGCGGTGACAATTCCAAAATCCTGCACGGTTCCGTCCGCATATGTAACAATGAAATGTCCATATGTATCGCTTGCACTGTCCGTATTAATCGCGGCGGAAGAAACACTTGCGAACACAACAAGGGTTTGAGAAAATTTCGGCCTGAATTTTACCTCAGACATATGTTCACCTCCTTTTACGATCCGCCAAGCTGGCGAATGTGCTGACGCCACGTCTCTCCGTAGATTTCGTAGCTAACGGCACGGCCGCTGTTGTTTTTAAAAAATACGTTTAACTCTACTCCATATCTCGTCATCTCTTTGAACAGCAGAGACTCAGCCTCTGAAATAATGGAGCTGACGGCTGTTTCGTCGTTTTCCATTTCCGACATCCCGGTGGAAGTGATAATCTTTTCAAGGATAATGTAGCCGCATTGACGATATGAAATAATAATTTTTTCCATATCCTCTTTTCTATAAGGAACAACAAATGTCTGGGCGATAGTTTCTCCGGGATGGAACGGTTCAAATTGCACGTTATCACTTCCTTTCTTAAAGAAGGCCCGGCCGAAGCCGGGCTCTTGTTTATTCCTCGAAAATTATAAAGTCATCAAGCACTTCAATCTCGTCGATGGTCATCGGCAGACTGTCGGTAAGTTTAATTGTTGGTTTTTTATAATCCAGATCAACATCGAGCTGCCCAAGTTCTTCCATTTTTTTAAGGAATAGCTCGGCATTCTCCTTACTGTGGAAGTTAAATTTTCCGGGTTCATCCACATCAGGTTTAAGCTCATTAAGAATCTTTTTCTCTTCTTCACTTTGGAACTCATATTGATCCTGTAATGCTTTCTTCAGTTTAAATAAAGCATGAGAAACAGTAGAAGGATATTCTACTTTCTTTTTACGCATCTCTTCAACCATGTTATATGCTGTAATAATCTTATATTGTTTCATATAATCCTCCTTATGATTCTACTGCGAGTTCTACTTCGCTGGACGCGGAACTGTTTGGGCGCCAAACAAGTTGCCATTTCCCGTTTGATTTCATCCGGTTTATTATACGAGGATAGCTGCTTGCCGTATCTCCAAATATAATTGTTGATATATTGGTATAAGAACCAGATGAGCGAGTTCCATTGATTAATAAAAAGTTGCCGCCGACCAAAACATCTCCATCATGATTAACTCTGAATATCGGATGTGTCATTTCAATCGCAGAACCAGGATCGGAAGTCCCACGAATATTGATAAAATAGCTTCCGCTTCCATTCGCGGATAAAGTGGTTGAAACTGTTACACCGTCGGAGTTTGTGTATGTATTTTTAAGACTGCCGCCGTCAACAACCCAGTTGCCTATTTTACTTCCGTCTCCTGCTGTCAGTGTTCCGCTTATAGATGCGTTTGTAGCTTTTAAATATCCATTGTTTGTCACGTAAAATGGTATGGAGGCAGCAGCGTTGTAGACGTTTCCGGCCCAGAAGGCAATCGCGCCATTTGCAGTGGAAGGACACATACCCACGGTCGCGCTCGCAAGCACAGCATTATTACCGATGTGCGATGAATTTATCGCCCAACCGCCAATCGTTCCACTGCTTGCTGTAATAACGCCAGTATTCGACACGGAAAAAGTAGACCCAATCGTAAGCTGCCCGCCTGCAATATTAATATTACTTGCATGTACATAACCGTCTGCGGTAACGTAGAATGGTGGTACGCCAGAATAAACTCCGCCAGCCCAGAAAACGCCAACACCAGTAGTTTCTGATGAAACCATACCAACGGTAGAGCTTTGCCATGTGCTCTTGTTGCCAATATACCCAGAGCCAATATACCAGCCGCCAACAGTACCGGAAGTGGCTGTGAGCGCACCAGTATTTGTAACCTGGAACGCAACAGTATTGTTGTTTGTAATCCGGATTGAACCGCCGGTAATTTCAACGTTGGATACTGATAGCTTACCTGTACCTGTAACTTTAAACGGAGTAGCTGAGCTAGCTCTTGTACCACCGGCCCAGATTACAACATCTTCTGATCCAATGCCGGCAGACATCAATCCAATCGTAGACAAGGTAAGCGTGTCCGCGTTGCCGATAAAGTACCGATGCCCTGTAATCTCGCCAGTGTTCTCGTTAACAAGTGTTTGATCACCTATTGTCCAACCAGCAATCGATCCTTTGTTCGCGGTTACAACACCGTCGTTTGTAACAGTAAAGTTACCGCCGCCAATATTAAACGAACCTTTGCTGATCGTCGTAGTGCCGTCAGCCGCAACAGAGAATGCTGTACCAATCTGGCTCTTGTAATACGTATTGGTTGCGAAGGTTGCCGCAGAAGTAAGCTGTGTATAAACATCTTTGCCATCTACTGTATTCTTCGTGTAATAGCTGGCGAAGTTGGTATTCATATCTCCCGGATCAGAAGTAAGCAGTTCATACTTAGTCCTGCCGGCCCAGAACACAATCGGGTTCTCAGTCGTCCAGGTAGACGCCAAACCAACCTTGTAGTTGTTGCGGCTGCTCTCGCTGCCTTCGATTAACCCACCGGCAAGATAACTGTCACCAATATGCCACCCGGCAATGTTACCTGCGGTAGCTCTGATCTCTCCTGACATGTAAACATTGCCGTTAATGTCAGCATAGAATCCAGAACCCTGGTTCTGTAGATCGGCAGTCGTGTAGGAGACTGCGCCAGTCCCACCGCTCACGTTGCGAACAACATCTCCGAGCATGAGCTTATCTGTACCAAGATACACCATTCTGTTGGTGTTCTCTTGAGCATAGACGATATGGCCGCTGTTGATATCTTCTTCGATTAAGAACCCGGCAATATAACCGCTATACGCTTCTATGTGACCCTTCATCTTAACGTTGCCGTTCTCATCTATTTCGAAGTTGCCAGATTCTACGGTAAACTTACCGGACGGCTGTCCTTCTACGCCGGCGAGAATGTTTATAGACGAGCCGCCTGTAATATTCACAGAACCGGAAGCGGTCATGTTTAATTCAGCGCCGCTGAGATTTAGTTCTCCGCCGCTCTCAATATTGATTACACCACCGGCTCTGGATTTAAACACTTCGGCTGTGTAGTATATGTTCTCAGCCCAGATATGCGTAGAGTCTTCGAGCTGAGTATAAACATCTTCTCCGTCTATCGTGGACTTTGTATAGTAATCCTGATAGTTTGCTCCGATATCTCCGGGATCTTCTTCTACCAACGTATACCGCGTCTCGTATGCGCCGGCTCGAAGGTTGACTTCGCCGCCGGACATAACGTTGACCTGCGCAGGTCTGACGCCTGTAACACCGGATGTAATCTCGATAATGCTGTCGTTGGTTCGCAGACTGCCGGCAGGCTTCTTCCCGTCGGCCGTGGCGAACAGGGACAGTGTTTTGTTTGCGGAGATATCCAGGTCAGCACCAACAAAAGAACTGAGTTTTTCCGTTGTAATAGAGTAGTTCTCTATGCGCTGAACATTAAGGTAGCCCGCAACAATCTTCTCTGCGGCAATACCGTCGCCGGTTGCCATCGTTGTATATACCCAGTCACCCCACTCATCCTTGCGGTTGGAGATGCAATACCCGGCGCCGGTTAGCATCATCGCGGATGTACCATCTGCCGCTTCGAATACGATGTTGCCATGCCGGTCGGTGTACCAACTGGATTCTGTGGATTTCAGCTTAGCTTCCCATTCTCCAATTAACTTGCTGGCATACACAAAGCCTTCTTCGTTTGTGATCTCGTTGATCCGGTTGAGAAGGGCCTGCTTGTTTTTGGCTGTGCTGGCAACTTCAGCAATCCGGGTCATCACATCCGTGAAGTCGTGCTGCCCAATTAGGGAGAGCTGGGTGTTAATGGAGATCTGCGTCTCCCAGGGTTTGTCGTAACACTTGTCAATCTTGTCAATGTAAGCCCAGCAGTTGATATCAATCTCCGGGTCCACAAGATGGATCGCGTCTGTAATCTGAATATCCGGCCAGGATACAGGTTCTTCTTCGTCCGCAGAGAATGCCATGTCTAGATTCGCTCCATACAAATCCAGATAGGAGATATTGTAAGTAGCTTCCGGATGAGCGATCTCCTTCAGGTTATCCAGGCCGTCTCGATAAAGCTTTGCTTCGTCTCCCGCTACATAATCTGTCTCCTGCCAGCGGCCTTCCCGGAACATGTCTCCAAGCAGGTTAGCAAGCTTATTGTCTTCTTCGGTGATCTTAGCCTGTGCGTTTTTAAGCGCCGTCACATAGTCGAAGTAGATCGTATCAGAGAGATCCGCAAAAGTCTTCGTTAAGTTATTTAGTCCCTTTAGATCTCCGGCTGTCGAAACAGGAGTGAGCATGGTGTAAGGGAGCTTGTAGTTATCGTTGATAAATGCCTTGCTCTCGTATCCCTGGATACGAACATAATAAGTGTCTAACAGAGTAGTGTTGTAATAATAAAAAATCGCAGTGGTTGTATTTGTGGATGTGTCATATTTGTCTTCGACTAAAAGAACGAAGCCGTTCTCATCCAAATATGCCGCAACATCCGCGTTCTCAGGTAGAGCCTTCCACTGTTCCGGTGTAAGGCCACCGGTCTCTCCGAGCTCAACCTTGTAATCTACCGGGATTGCGATCCGGACGTACCGAGCATCCGGCTTGTACTCCGGGCTGTCGTAGTCTACGGTAGTCTGCTCCGGTACAATAAAGGTTGTGTTGTTCGTTTTCCACCAGCCGCGATACTTCTTGGCTTGGTCGTAGAATACGATGATGGCAGTTTCCGGCAGATTGGTTTCATAACCATTGCCGGGATAAACTTCAATATACCGGCTTACAACCTGATTGGTCACTGTATCATCAACGGTAATCTCGTGCCCGTCTGTTGAGCTGACCCAACCGGGCGAGAAGAGATCCGCGCTGATAATGTTGCTCTCCATCGGCTTAACAGAATACTGCGGCACAGTTGTTGCCTGCACGATGTTGGCTACATCATCGTCCTGATATACATAGTTATATGCGGTATCCACCCAGATCTTAGAATCAATCGGGATCATCTTGTCTGTTGTGAATGCCCACCAGTAATCGTAACCGCTGGGAATCAGATATCTTCCAACCGGCAGCGTAAGACCTTCAACGGTATACTCATACCGTTCAAACAACCCTTTGTAAAGCTGATCCCTTCTCCTACACAGATACCACACCTGGCTGAAGCAGGTCGTCATCCGTCTGTCGGATGCGGTCTCAAGCTCAACCCATACGCCGTCAGACAGAACCCAGAGCGTTCTCAGTTTCGTGTTAAAGAAGTAGGCGCCTGCATCTGCCGGCTGGTCACTCATATGAGCAGAGTGATAATACTTCGTAAACGCATCCGTCCACTTTGCAACCATCTCTTCTTGTTCTTCGGCGGTTGCTTCTGTATAAGCAGTATCGTTCTCTTTCAAGTAATTCAGATGCTCTTCAAGCGCGGCCGCCAGATTGGTTGCATAATCAGGATTATCTTCAATCGAAGGAGTGTTCTCTTGCATGTAAACGTAATGCCACTCTTTATCCTTCGGACCGCAGAAGTAAAGATCGCCTGCCCGGTCTTCCATCGGGTAGTACCGATAGAACCAGCCGTAGGCGTTTTCAACTGCAACGCTTGCGGTCGGTGGTTCAAGCGGATTGTCGAGAGAGTCCGTCCAGCGGTTGTCTACAAAGTAAAACGGATGTACTTCAGTAGATACTGCTGTCGAAGTAGTGATCTGCTGCTGCACGATGGCTTCGTCCTGGAGCTGCAACGCTCCAAGTTTGCCGCTCATACTCACTGTACAGAACAGGTAGAATCGATCAGTAGATTTCCACGGTGGGATTACGCCCTTCTCTTCTGTGTTCATCGATCCCCACACGGTAATCTTCTTGGGTTCATCTCCCATGTTAAGACCGTAATCGTAATCAGCAGGATAACCGTACTCCGTCATGCGGTCGTCAATCTGTTTAAGATACACCCGTTCCCAGGATACTGGATCTGTGTCGTGCACAATAAATAGAGCAGACGGAGTACCGGATGTGGGATCGCCATTGGATTTGAGCTGCTTGGCAATGTGCCATTCGAAGTAGTTCTTTTTGCTCTCCAGATAGTCAGAACGGTACAGCACACCGTTGTCTCCGCGAGAAGTATCGATCGTCATTGTAACGCTCTTGTCTTCATTCACGGTGTATCCGGAAATTGCCAGCCGCAAGAATCCTGTCTGGCTGTTGGCCACGTTGCTCAGCTCGGTTAGACCGTTTGCCAGTTGTTCAGCCGCCGCCTGAGAGATCTTGTAATACTCTACCATGTCTCTCTGATAGGTAGCCAGCGCCTGCTTCATCTCGTCGTCCAGCAGGCCAATCTTCTCGTAATAGTCGAAGTTGAACAGGGCAGGGAAGTAGTTCTGCTTCGTTACGACATAAGAATATGTGAATGTCTCCGACTCCGAATCCTTCTCGGCATAAAAAGACAAATCAGCCGCGTCTTCGATTGGGATGACCGTTGTGTCATAAGTTGCACTGGACGAGCTGCTGGTCATTTTTTTTACAGTAAAATCCCAGCGTAGAACAGATCCTGCGCTCAGCTCTTCGTCGATTGTGACATAGTGAGTCTCTCCCAGGTCGTCTGTAAAGTAGAAGTCGTGTATCCAGTTTACCTTACGGGTTGGCTGAGTGGAAAGATAATAGGCGTTCCAGTCAGCAGTCCACCGCCGGATCAGCGCAGCTTTCTGGTATTCGTTGGCTGTGGTGTATCTCTCGGTGGTCTTCTTGTATTCTACGTACTCTGTATCCGTAGAATACCGCGCCATAATCTGTTCTTCTTCTGTAAGCTCCCGTTCTTCTGCTGGGATCTCTGTGACGATAGCCGCATCAGCAGTAAGTGTGAAGGTAATCTGATTGCGGATAGCATAATCTTCAATCAGATAATAATCATTCTTCGGCTCTTTTGTCAGAGAGTAGGCAACTCGACTGCGATCGTTCCACACATAAGACCGTGAAGTAAAGTCCAGCTTGGACCAAATCAACAGATCGCCAGGTTCGATATCGTCCGTAACAACAAAATAACGGATCGCACCGTAATCGTCTTTGATTCTGAACTCACTGCCGGCCGGCATAGCATACTGCATTACATATTGATACTCATTGTGCACTGCTGTCTGAATGCTGCACATGCCATTCATATCGCCGTAAGAACCGTAAGGATAAAGCTTGGTTACGATGTTCTCTGTGTTCAGTGTTCTCGTAACATCCTTCAGGTTCTTCTCGTAATGCAGCTCGATGGCCTGCCGGTCTCCGGATACAACCAAATTAGGGATCTCGCCTTCTTCAAGATCTTCGGAGAAGGGATTCATCGGCAGAATATCTACAGAATAAGTCTTGTACCAGTAGTACAGACCGTCTTCGTAAACAGTCGGCTCCGTAAGTTGTTCGTAAGTATAATAAAGGCCGCCCATATATCTGCAGGGTCCGGACGGACGGGATACCGTCCCAGTCTCCGACAGCTTGCAGTAAGCGGAGTAGTTGGTGTCCATGTCTCCGGGATTCTCTTGGAGCAGGGGATAGCTCTCCGCGTGATAAACAGGTTTAGCATCGAACTTCTCACACATCATCTCGACCATTCTGAAGGCGCCGGTTCCAGCCGAACATTCCAGCGAGCGGATCTTCTCCGTGGGTTCCGGAGTGTCTTCTTCCAGGAACTCCGCGACTTCACCCACCTTCCAGCCCGTGCCGTCAAGAATCGTTGTCAGCAAGTCCTTGGCAGTGCCAACGTTGTTGCCTTCGGCATCGTTGAACTCAAGATTCAGATTCTTGGTTTTAAGAAGCTGGCATACATGAGTTGCCTTGACATCGATATTTTTGGAGAATGCGCTGTGCGTAACCTTGGGTTCCGAGATCAAGAACCAGTCTGTTTCATAGTCGTCTTTAACCCGCAGACGGTAATCCGCAATCAGATATTGAATGCGGTAGTTCTCTTCTTCTCCGTCTTCTCCTTGGCAGGTAGACGGGAGTTTAAACGATAGCTCCTTCCATCCATTCCGTTCGGTCGTCACAACCACATCGGTTGCCTGACCGGACAGATCTCGTGCACTGTCGTACAGATTACAAATAAATCTGTTGCGATAATCGCAGATATCCAGGCACAAGTTGCGTCCCCTTCTGTTCACTTCGTTCTCACTCCCTTTACGAATAAGTTGGTTTATAGATAAATTTAAGTCTTGTTAACGCCATATCGGCGACCGGAGCGATATAAATTTCGTTGAGCTGGGCCACCATCGTGCGTTCCGTTCCGTTTCCTTCGACACGTTTCTTCAGCTCCAGGCTGTGTTTGTCTACAACCCTGGCAATCTGTATCCATTCCCCGTTCAGGTAAATATGTTTGTCTGCGAAATATTTGGTAGCATCTGCCGCCGTTTCTTCTTCAAAGTCGTACAGCATATTGATTACATTAACCCTATTGCTGTTGCTATACTGAACGTACAGATCCCGCACCGCAGGGAAAGCCGGCTCAAGAGACAGGAAGCCATAGTCATGATAAAGAAAGCAGATTTTTGTCTCGGCGCCGCCCTTCATTATGGTTCTGCCATTGATGGGATCGGTGTACAGGTATTGTCCTTCTTCGGTCGTTGCCGCCTTGGTCAGGCCGACAAACTTACATTGTTCTCCGTTTGTTTTGTTGGTGATGTACACGCCGGACGGAGCGTCACCCGCAATCTCAATTCCTACAGCTGCAGGTTCGGTCCCGGGGTTCATCAGGAAAATGGTTGTGGGTTCAGTGATATCTTCTGAGCAGTCCGCTTCGGTTGGCAGGAGCATTGTCTCGCTCTCTACAACAGCAGTGTTACTCATGATATCTGCGTATTCTTTATCAGTCCTGGTGGAGTACCACACATCGCTTCGTGCGAACGGGTAATAAGCTTTGGCTTTAATAGTAATCAGACCGTTAAGATAATTTGTGAAGTCTTCTGTAACTTCGGTAATAACCACATGGTAGTAGCACCACGGCCGCCGTTGAAATACCAGCTTGCCAGATGATCCAACTTTGAATACAGAGTAGATCTTTGCCATGATACCTCTGTCAATTCTCTCTTCTTCGAAGAAGCAGCGAAGGGTGAACTCCTTGGGCTGCCGTGTTGCTCCGTAAAAGTAACCGCCGTGATGTCCGTCAAATGATTCTTCATGAATGTTGGATTGTGCCGGCCTGTAAGCGTAGGTGTCTTCCATCTCGGGAGCATAGTTTAGCCCGAGACTGGCAACGTCCAAACCATTGAAGGAAAAGCCGCCTTTCATATTGTTTCACCTTCTCTCTCTTCTCCTATACATCCCGCTTCGAACGAGACGATGTATACTGTTTTACAAAAGAACGTATACTGGTTAATAAAGGTTATTAAGTAATATATATAAAATACTGTATAAAATAATAGACGGGAGAGGGGTGGAACCCCTCTCCCGAAATAATCAAACAAGTTGTCAATCGGAATATCAGAACGCATAACCAGCAAGGTTAAGACCGTTCTTGGACATTTGTTTTGTGAACGCCTGTCCGATTCGCTTTGCAACTTCATCGTAATCTGCATCGTCCTTAAGCTCTGCCTGGTTAATCGTAATGTAGATGTCACCTACGTTAGTGTTGTTGGAGACGCCCACGTCAGCAGTAGGCAAAACGCCGGGGGATACATAAACATAGCTAAGCACATCTGTCAAATCCTGAATAGCTTTGGTGTCGTAAGCATCGAGGAAAGCTTCTGGTTGAGATTTTGTACCATCAACCCAGGCCGGGCCAGTATAATCTACAAGGCCACCATTAGCGTACTTGTTAATAACCGTGCTGCCAGCTTCAAAGAATGTGCCTTTACCCTTCTTTTTAGCATCGGCCATAGCCGCACTATTGGCAGCTGCGATAGTAGCTCCGTATCCTTTTCCTGCGTAGCTGACCAATTTGCCGTTTTCGTAGAATGCCGCAATCGCTTCTGAATAATGGGCTTTCGGATCTGCTGCACCGCCTGCACCGCCACCACCAGATCCACCGGAACCAGATCCGGAACCAGAGCTGGGTTTAGGCGGTTTATCCGACGGCAGGTCGCCATACTCATCCAATTCAGCAACGTTACTGTTTACAGTTTCCAAATAATTCTCTGCCGAGTTACTAACCCAACCTTGAGTCTGTTCCCAGGTTGTATCGTTGTTGCCAGTATAGTTATGAATCAGAGCAATAATATCACTAAGGTCTCCAACGATCTCTCTCTGCAGTCCGTCGATTGAATACACGTAGTTCTCGATATCTGTCACCGCTTCGAACGTTGCATGAGAATCATCGAACGTTGCATCGTTAATCAAAGACTTAGTGTAGTTATCGTACAGCTCGCCCCACTTATAAAGCATGGACTCCCGTCCGGTATCGGACGCATCCCTGTATTCATCGCTCTGCTTCATGTAATCCAGGAAGGACTCGCGGTTAGAGAAGGCTCCGATAAAATCTTCGTCTTCCCAGTAAGTCTCAGCCAAGCCTTGCATGCTGAGCCAGGTCTTACGCCAGTCGTTCTCCATCTTCTTGCGTGTCTCTTCAGTAGAGTTCTGATAACTCTTACTAGTAGCCTGCATGAATTTGATATATCGAGCGTAAGCTTCTTCATCAAACTCGGCCGTAATCGAGAAGGAGAGCATGTCATTTACTTCGCTCTGGAAGTTGTTGGCATCGGCTAAGAACTCGTTGAGATCTTCTTCGCCGGCTGTAACGTAATCGTTAAGAGCCGCAATTTCATCATCGATCGCTTCTTGCGCGGAAGCCACTTCTTGATCGGCGATCTCCCAGGAGAGCTCCTTCTGCAGATCTTCGATCTTGCGCTGGAGCTCTTTCACATCTTTAGTGCGGCTCGGGTCCATCGCGATCAAAGCAAGCTGACGCTGATACTCTGCAAGCTCTTCCCATTTGTCTTCTTGGTTCTGGGCATTCTTGCGTGCGTTCAGCCGCTCGTTAATCAAAGCCTTCTCTTTGTTCAAGGCTTCTTGCTGTTTCTGGATATCCTTTTTAATCAGGTTCCATCTCTCCTGGTAATTCTTGCGGATTACATCGATCAGCTGATTTTGCAGATTGATCTCTGCGTTCAGCATGTTCTCTTCTTTTGCAATCCGGTCTTTAATCTCTTTGACAATCTCGTTCTCAAGCGCCATTCTGACCTGACGAATCTTCTCCGCATTCTGCTCCAGAAGCTTCGTGTTCTTTTCAATCTGGTTATTAACCTGAGCAAGAGCTTCTTCTTCTTTGCGGATCTCCTGTGTAATCTTGTAGTAGGTCTCTTCGTCGTTGTTGGCTTTAGCATCAGCAAGCAGCTTTTGCAGCTCACCGATATTGGTCTGCAAAGCGTTCCGCCGCTGAATCTGAGTCTCTTGCTCTCTGCCAAGCATGTAGCCGTAGTTGGTCAACTCACCGTTGTTTTGATAACGGGTCTGTTCATACTGCTCAAGTTTAATCTCGTGCTGGAACTGCTCGTCCACGCGGTTAAAACTCTCCATCAGCTTTTCCAGGCTGGCCTGATTAACCTGCTTGTTGAGTTTAACCATCTCAAGTTCGGTTTGAGCGATACCTTCTCTTGCACTGAGAATCTTCTGGCGAAGTTGATCCCATGCGGTAGGATCGGTAACCGTGCCACTCTTAGCATAGGCTTCAAGCCCGGCAAGAAGTTGTCTTTGCTCCTGTAAGCCGCCGGACATCATATCGCGTTGGTTTTTAAGAGTGTTGAAATAGGACTCTTCGTTACCAGTCTCTTTATAGATCTCGGCCTGAGTCTGATACATCTTTTGAATGTGATCAGCATCGGCCGCTGCTCTGTCATAATCATCTGCAAGGTCGGCGACAACGGATTGTTGCCAAGCTGCTTTGTTTTCAGCCATTGTGTTCATAACGTTGAGAATGGATTCTTCGTAAGCATCGACAGAGTCGCGGGCGTCGTACCAAGCATCAGTATGATCCTGCAATCCGAATCCAAACTCATCTTTAAACCCAGCTTCTTCTCTTTCAATCTGATCAAGCACGGATTGCATTTCATCTCTGGCTTTAACAAGATCGTCAAGCTGGCTGGCATAAGCAGTGTTTTGCTGGTTAAGCATACCGCGATACACCCATCCGTTGTTTGCCCGTTGGGCCATCTCAGCTCCCGTGCCGTAAAGGTTAGCATCGCTTACAGCTGTCGCTTGCGCGTGCTCAAGATCCTTTCCGACTTCGGTAACCATCGCGTTGTTAACATCGATCCACTTCTGGATATTATCGTTTTGCAGATCAGCAATCTGTTCTCTGATTTCAAGCAGATTGTCTCTTGCTGCGATCCAGGACTCATCACCAAAGGTGGAGTTCTTCATCTGTTTGATCCAGTCTTTTTCCTGATCTTTAAGAACTGAGATCATAAAATCATTCTGATCCCTGGATTGATTCTGAATAGAGATCCAGTTCTCAGTCTGACCGAGCATCTGATACCGATTAGCTCGCTTCTCCAACAAAGAAGAGACGTGCTGTTCAGGTGTCATCTCGTTCTGATGTTGTTCTTCAATCTGCTGGATAATCTTATTGCGGAGTTCATCCAGAGAGTTCTGGAGATCCGCCATTGCTTCTTCAGCCGCATGAAGCGCATCAGTCAGCGCCCAGTAATCTTCGGAGTCATACTCCGTACCGGCGAGTTGATCCTGCAACTCCTGAATATGGCCTGCGTAAGCAGACTGCATATTCTGAATAGCAACTTGTTCATCCTGAAGAGACGCGTCGTAAGCATCGTAATCGTTCATAAAATCATAATGACTCTGGTTAGTCTGAATCATTGTGAGATTATGTTTTAATCTGTCGATCTCGTGCTTCTGTCTTTCGATGAGTTTTTGTGCGTCGGATTTACCGCCGCCGCCACCGCCACCACCGCCACCAGAATAACCGCTTGGTGTATTGGCAGAAGCAGACGAAGACGAGACACTGGCTTCGACATCGATTTGGCCGTGTTCGGCTCCGATCGATTTGATGATGTCGATCATGATCGTAGCGATATCACCAGCCATAGATTCTGCAGCTGCTACGTAATCGGATTCAATAGATTCAAGCAAAGCGATAAACGCGCTCAAGTCTCCGGACTCGTTAACCTGTGTAACAACATCTACAACCTGATCAAGTGTAATCTTATTTTCGCTGATTGCTTGGTTAATATCAGTCAATGCACCTTCGAGCATTGGTTTAAAATGCCCTTGACTAAACGTCTCTTGGGCATCTTTTTCCATAGCGTCGAGAGCTTCATCAAACTGTTTTTGTGTAAGCTTTTGAACATCTTTCCAATCATCTAATCCAAGGAACTGAGCAAGCAGTCCGCCTTCTTTAGCGCCTACCTGTCCTGGCTTCTTGCCACGCATCTTCGATACTGCGGTCAGATTGTTCTGGAGAGTTTTAATGCTCTTGGTCCAGGCCGCAGATTGACGAATAGCATCCTTGCCACCTTTGGCAAAGTTAGCCATAGCTTCGGCCGCTTCATCGGTATGATCTCCAAGTTTATTAGAAAGCTTTACAGATTTACTCTCCCACTCAGCATCAAGATCTTTTTGAGCCTTCTGTGCGCCTTGAAGAGATCCGTAATATTCTTCTACTGCTTTTGAAACGGCTTCATAATCAGGAGAATCTTGTGTAATATCGCCGATTGTGGCCATGGTATATCTACCACTGGCAGCTTGCTCCACAGCCATTGCGGCATTAAGATAGTTCTCCGGAAGCATAGAAGCATAATCGGCAATCATAGCTTTACTGTTGTTCATGTAGAAGCCATTTTCACCAGTTAAGTTGCCAGCTCTCATTTGGTCAAGAAGCAGGTTTGCTCCATAGAACTTCTGATTCTCCGTTAATCCGGTAAATCCGTTAGACGCGTTTGCCATCCGCATATTGTAGTATTCAAGCTCATACGGATTATACACGTCCCGATCTTCGATTGGTGTTATAGTGCCACCCGTAAAACCGGTAACTATTCCGTTTTGACGTGTCGCCATAAAGCCGGCCGCTTCTGCTTCTGCGAGAATGCGATTAGCTTCGGCTCGATTTGTACCGTAGTTTTGTTTATATGCTTCTTCGTATGCGTCAGCCTGGACTTGGTTCGCGGCCATCTGCGCTTCAATATCGTTGCGTGCTCTCGCCGCGAGATCGGAATCTCCGAGCGCCGATTCAAACTCATCGTAATAATCTCTGTTGCCTGTTGCGAGATATTCTTGTGCTCTTCGTAAATCTTCTCCGTGCGTAGTAACATCTGTAATTTGGTTGGAAGCTTCCGCAACTGCAGCCGCAAGTGCCGCAAGGGCAGACTTGAAGGATTCTGCTTCGCCTGTAAAATCAAGTGCGTCTCCTTCAAAGCTGAACCCAAGATCTTTCATCTTGTTGGCAAGTTCAGGAGAAGAGTCAAGCAGAGCTTTCCAGTTATCTACCTGAGAGCTGCCTACAGAGTTAATGAAATCTCCGAAGTTATCGAAGTTCTGGCCTTGAGAGAGAACGCTGAACAGGGAAGTAGCTGCGTTCTGAGTGCGGTTGCTGATATCGTACTGAACTTGCTGATAGGCCATGTTGGATTCAAGAGAATCAAACCGTCCCTGTTCCAGCAACCAGTTGTTATAAGCATCTCTTGCCGCAGTAAGGTCTCCGCTTTGTCTGGTTGCGACGGATTTAAAAATGTCGCCACCAGCCATCTGATCAAACGTCCTGGAAAGAACTTCTTGGAGCTGCGGACCAGCGTTGGTCCATCCCTCTTCCAGTTGTTGAGCCGTCAGACTCGTGATATCCGCTGTACCAAATGCTTGCTGTAATGCCCAGCCGTAGTTCTGTGCCACGTTCCCGGGCTGACCATTCGACATTCTGGAGATATAACCAGTAAAACTGTCGAAGTCAGCGCCAAGGTTGACCATATCTTTCCAGACCTGATCGTTTTCATAGAGCTTGTTGAAATCGGCACCGAGAAGAGTATCGAATACGTCGCCTACCGGTATTCCGTAACCTTCTGGCGTATAGTAATCTCTGTTCAGGTGCGGGACAAAACTATTGGCAGTTCTGTAAATAGACTGCAAATCATTTTCGTTAGCAACTTCTCTGGCGTTTTCAACCAGGTTATCATGACGCATCCGGTTGAGATTAATCAGAGACTCGTCATAAACAAATGTTCCGTTTTCATATCGATAACCATTTGTTTGTGCAGCCTGAATAATTTGCTGTCTTGCTTCTTCGGTCTGAGATGTAACAAGTTCTTGTTCATATGTGCTGGCCTGAGCTGTGCGGCCAAGCTGTTGCCGCTCTCTGGCTTGTTGCACATACATATCCCGGTTCTGCAGGAATACGTTCTCGTCCGTAATGCCGAGAATACTCATCGCAGCTTCATTCACCTGGGAATACGTGCCGCTGTAAAGCTTAGCAGTTTGCTGGCCGGATTCCATTGAAGCGGTTGTAATCTCTCTTAAAGCATCAGCAATTTTAACCGTATTATCTCCGGATAAATCTTCGATAAGTCGAGTTGTGCCTTCAAGAATCTTCCCAGCTTGTTCAAGGTCGGCTATACCTTCGACTTTAAATTGCAACTCAAAAGCTCGTTTTAAAGCCTGACCTTCTTCAGAAGCTTGCTGTCCAGGAGACATCTTCATGTACTGTGCGAGTTCAGGAGAATAATCCATCACCGCGTTCCACAAAGAGTCATCCCAGAACTTATATCTTTCAGCCGCTTCGTTATAGTTGAGACCGGACTCTGCAATCTCTGCGGCTCTGTCTCTCAACTCTCTGTTTGTGTAAACAGGTGTAAAATCTGTACGAGCCGCGCCCGCGCTTACATTGCCGCCAACGAAATTCACGCTGACACCGGATTTATCTGAAGCACGAATATCAAATCCTAATGGAGAATATTGTTCCTGGATTTTTGCTATCGTTTCCTTTGGAACGTTTTCATATACTCCGGTCTCTTCGTTAAAGTAATCGGAAAGCCCATATCCCTTTTCGATCTGATCATAGATACTTTGCTCGAATTGGCTTCTTGCTGTGCTGTAAGATTGATTATACGCATTTAAAGCAGTAGCGTAGTTCTGTCGAACCTGATTTGGATCAATCTTTAAAGCAGATGCAATTGTTTGAATATCACTCTCATTTGGTTGAAGCTCAAGCATCTGCCAATCATTCATTCGTGTAAGGCGTGCTTGCTGCAATCCAAGCTCGGCCGCTGTGTTCATATTGGTAGCAGTAAGCTCTTCAGGAGTGGACCCGTAAACCTGATTAAAAAGATAATCCGTTAAATCCTTTTGCGTGTATCTGCCTTTGCCTGAGTTTACACTTTCCCAAATGTTTATCAGTTCGGTATCAGATCCGCTGTTAATCAACTCCAACGCATTTGCAAAAGCAACGTCTTCATTTGTTATGTCTGCGATATCTTTCGATGTTAACAAATGATACAATCCTGCGTACTCTCTGTCGTACTTTCGGTCTTTAGGTTTAATGTTTTTGTATGCGGCGGTTACGATATCCTGTGGGGATTGTTCCGTTACCGCAGAAGGAGTATTCTCTTCGACGTAGTTTGGGTTATTCTCTGCGGATTCAACTTCTGCTTGAATCTCGGCAGCGGCGTTGGTTCTAACCCAGTCGTTTAAATGCTCGCCTTTATGATTCTCAAGAAGCCGGTTTTTAATCGCGGCAGATAGTCCGGGTGTGTCGCTGAATCGAATATCAGTATTGTTTGCAAGATAAGTATCGAGCAAACCTTCTGCTTCTTTGTCAAGTTGCTCCTGTCTGACGTCTTCGTACCCTGTAAGTACATCAACATCACCTGCGACAACACGGGCAATACCCATCGCCAAACGCCATGGCAAACCTGCGCTAAGCTTTGTGTTTTTGAAACCTGCTTTAAAATCGCTTAAAAAAGTATTTGTCTCTGTGCCGTACGTTCTGGTTAACTCGTCCCAGTCTTGAGTTGAGAGAACTTTTTCCAAGGCATTGCTCTGATAAAGTGAAGCAACCAAAGAGTCAAACCCTTGGGCAGTTTCCTGATTGGAACTAATGTTATTTCCTTTGTAATCAATTAACCCTTGATATCCAAGTATGTTTCCAAGAGCAACCGCAGTCGAACTTCCATCAGGCTTGTTTCCGTCGTGAGCCAACTGGTGCAGCCAGCCTTCTCTTCGCTCTTCGTATCCGCCAACAGATGAGCTGTCTCCGCTCATATATGTAACATACTTGTCGTATCCTTCTGTGCCGAAAAGAGAAGTTACAATTTCCTGCTCGGTCATACCAGCCATTTCAAGACCGGCAAAATTCGAAGCAATGGTCCTTAAAGCATCTTTATCTCCACGTTTTGCAGTGGCGACACTCGCGACGCGCTGATCAAGCTCACCGTTGAAAAGAAGCCCGGTAGGAGTTGATTCATTAATCTCTTTCGTTTTTTCAGCATATTCTTTTTCCGCGTCGCCGATTGCGATATCGGCAAGCGTTTTAGCAGATTTTTTATTTGCTTCATCAAGTTTTTGGACTTCTTCTTTCGCTGCCGACACAGTGGATTTCCAGCTGTCCAGCCCGGATGCAGCACTGCTAACGCTTGAATCAACGCCGCTGAAAGCAGCTTGAAGCGAAGCAAGCGCGGACGTTAAAGCATCGGTCTCTGAAGTGGAAAGGTTACCGTTTGTTTCATCGTACTTTTTGCCAAGTGTCTCAGCTTTAGCAATCAGTGATTTATACTTATCGGTCGCGTCTTTATTCTTTTCGGTGAAATTATCGTATTGCTCCTGAGCGGAAACTTCCCGAATTTTAGGAGCTGAAGTCGTCGCAGACAAACCTTTACCGATCAATCCACCAATACCCATCACGCCGGCGGCCACAGCGACACCAGCTCCGATAGCAAGCGGTGCGCCGATACCAGGAATCTTAGAAGTAGCAATAATCGTAGTTACAGCGGCCACAGCAGCGCCAACAGCTAAGATCGCAGACAGCGATCCGCCAAGCACACCATTAAGCGCGGTGATCCCTTGAATAAGACCGGAGATAAAATCAATACTTCCTGTCAAAACATCGTTCGACTCAAGTCCCGCGACCAGCTGATCCCAGGAGCTGCGGAGCGTATCAAACGAAGCAGCAAGACCTTGTGCAATAACCTGGTATTTACTCTCAGTAATCCCTTCGCTGTCGCCGGCCAGTCCAAGCAGCTCTTCGAACTTCGCGCCGCCATCTTCTCCAATGCCTTCCATCAGCGTGGTAAACATATTCGTCATACGTGTACCCGCGATAGCGGAAGTGATATTAGACTTCTGAACGTCGCTCATGTTCTGCCAGCCCGCCGCGATATCTCTCAGGATATCTGTTGCGGATCTGTAGTTGGCTCTGGATTCATCTGTGTAAAGATCAATCCCGGCCAACCCAAGTGCAGTCTCAACATCGGAAAGGGAAGTGGTCTCACCGTTCTGATCCCGCACAAACTTCTCTGTCGTAACTTTGCGGATACGGGAGAAGATCGTGTTCATCGCAGTACCGACCTGCGTGCCGCTCAGCTGCGTCATGCTGGTCATGACAGTCGCCATGGATACCAGCTCTTCGTAGCTTACGCCGGCAACCTTTGCGGATGCCGCAGACTTCTGCATGGCCTTGCCGATCTCGTCGGCTGTGGTTGCCGCGTTATCGCCAAGCGCAACCAGCGCGTCCATCGCTTCGGTGGAAGAATCCACCAGGTTGTTTTGCAATGCGGTAGTAATAATCTTGGTTGCCGCTTCAACCTTGATGCCGGCAACCTGAGAGAACTTGATCACGTCTTCGGTCCGGGCCTGCACTTCTTCGTCCGTCAGGCCCTGACGATACAGAGCCGCTTCAGTAGAAGATACATTGGAGACAGAAGTATGAAGATCGACCGCAGTCTGGAGCGTACGGGAACGCACGTCAGACATCTGGTCATCCGTCTTCATTGTAATCGCCTGGATCTCGACCATCGAAGCGTTAAACTCTTTGACGAACTTCTTGGTCTCCTGTACGGCTTTATTGAAAATCTGCCGTCCGAAGCGCTGCATCACACGGCCGAGAGAACTTTCAACGGTCGTGAACAGCTGCTTTGTTGCCAGAGATGTGGTAGTTGCCTGTTTCGCAAATTCGTCCAGCCGCTCAATATCTTTGTTGTAATCTTCGTCTGTCATCAACCCGGCATCATGCTTTTTGGTAACATTCTCCCGGATGGCTGCAATCTGCTCAGAATATTGTTTGGCCGCCTGTTCAAGTTTATTCTGCGGCATGAGATGGGATTCAAGCGAATCCAGTTGTTTGCTGAATGCAGTTTGGTTCTGCTTCTGCATGCCGCCGAGAATACTGTCACGCTTCTTCTTAATCTCGTCCAGGTCTTTACCGATGGCTTTAGCGTCATCTGTAAACTGATCTCTCAGATTCTTTCCGTATTTTTGATCTTTCGAAAGCGTGAAGAGCTGCTGCTGATCTTCGGAAAGCTCTTTAATCTTTTTATCCCACGCGTCCAGCGCTTCTACTTGCGCGTCATATGTTCCGTTAATCTTGGAGTCCTGTTCGGTAATGCTCTCAAGAAGATTGTGAGCTCTCACAACGGAAGAATCGCTGAAATCCCTGCCGGCCTTTGCTACAAGGCCCGTCTCAGAATCAAGTAGCCGATCAATGCTTGTCTTTTGATCCGGAGCTAAAGTATCCCAGAGAGCGGAGTTCTTGAAGTTCTGCAGTTTCCGCTCGTGAGATCTTGCAAAACTGTTGTTCCGGTTGAAATCAATTAGCGACTGTGGAACATCTTTAAGCTGCTGTTCGCTTCTTAAAATCTGGCCGAAAAGTTTGTTTGAAAACTCCTGCGCCGGCTGTATCAGTTGTGCAAACTGCGCTTGCGCAAGCTGGAGCATTGAATCAGACGGAGCATTGGGTGTCCAGCCAGGTGGAGTTGTTGGAGGCACAGGCGGAACCGGAGTCTGAGCGTATTGGTTTGGCGCGGTCGGCTGATATCCTTTGTCGCTCATCCCGGCATGCTCGGATGTGGATTGTTCCGTCTTCAAAGGTACAGGACGCTCGTCTGGATGTTTATCCATATAGTCGTTCCATGCCTTTTGATACTCTTCAAGGTCTTTCAGCTCAGCTCGCCTGGATGCTAAATATTCTTCTTTGGTTTTGCCGTGTGCTTTACCGAAGAAGCTTTCGAGCTCTTCTCTTGGCCTCTGTTCGTCTGTTTCGATGACTTTTTTAAGCTCGTTGACAGCCCACGAAGGATCGAAGTCGACACTGCTGATCCACCCGTTAAGCTTTTTCCGTTGAGCTTCCAGCGCGTCTCTCTCCGGATTCGCTGATTTTTGCGGAGCTTTTTGCTCTGCGGATGTTTTAATAATCTCTGTTTGCGCTTCGGTGATTTTGCTCGCTTCTTCTGCGACTTCTTGTTGTGCTTCAATCTGCTGCTCGGCCTTTTGAATTTCAGCAGTCATATCCGGTACGTTAACATTTGCAATGTTCGGTTCCAAACTGCCGCCGCGTTGAATCTGAGCAAACCTGCTTCCAGCAAGAGCCTGCGTAATCTTTTGCGCGGTTTTTGTACCGATGCCTTTAATCTTGAGAAGTGGATCGAGATTTCCCTCGTTAATCGCGGAGAGCAGATCTGTCTCAGGCAAACCCATGACAGAATCGATCAAAGCGTCTTTGGATTTACCTTTGCCGAGTACGTTGCGAAGGATCTCCTTCGCTTCTTCTCTGGCGGTCGTTTCAGGCTGCTTTGCCGCAATGTTTTCCAGAATATCTTCTACTTCGAAGGGAACCTGTTCTTGCGGCTCCGGAAATCCAGCCTTCACTTCGGCGGGCGTTTTCGGAGTTTGTTTGGGCTTTTGTTGTGTTTCGGCAATCCTCGCCGGAGTAGCGGAAGGCTGCTGCGCCTGCTTCGGAGGTTGGGTAACCGGAGGAGTTTGAGTAGGCGGCATAACGGGAGCAGAGCCAAACAAAGCATCAACGGGGACGCCTATTGCATTCGCGACGTTACTAACCATCGCCTTCGTCTGGTCGTCTTTTTCAACATTCTCTCGTCTCAATCCGTTCTCGGTTAAGTAATCACGCCATGCAAAAATACCGGCTTCTCTCGCTTTGCGATCGTACTCGTAAGCATATGCGTTAATATCTGTAATCCCTTCGTCAATTAACTGCTTATCGATTTCATGCTCTGCTGCCTTTTGCAGCTGGGTAACAAAATCCTGTTCTTCTTGCGAAGGTGCGAGGTATCTGCCTGTCGCAATGTTGCGTTTTACATCTCTTGCCGCTTGGGTGAACCTCCCGGTCGCAGATTCCGGGTTTTTAATTGCGGGCAGGTTGTCAAAGATAGTATCCCAATCGTACTTCAGACTTCCGTCAGGATTTGTGCCTGCCGCCGGAAGGCCGAAATTCTGGGCATACATCCGGGTAAGAAGCTGTCCGGTAAGGGAACCGCTCGACATTGTGGGGAAAGCCAGCTCGTCGATATTATATTTATTGAGCCGCTCCTGAGAAGCATCTGTCCATACCTGCTTTACTTGGCCGTCTTCATATACGGAATCAAGAGATTTACCGACCCAGTTAAAAATATTACCAAACGATCTGCCGTATTCTTTTACGGCTTTTTGATCAGGCGTGTCTTCCCATGTGTCGCCTGTTTTACCATGCACGGAAACGACGTCGTAATTGGATTCAAGATCCAGAATCGCTCTCGCTGCGGCGGTGCTGATCTTTGGATTCCGCAGCAGAGACATAACATCCATCGTTCTGGATGCTCTGCCCATCATAGGAGTATTCTTTGCCTGCTCCATGATGTAAAGCGCGATATCCTCCGGATTCCGCATATCAAAAGGTTTATCAGCTCTTTTGATACCGCCTTTGCTTTTAACTGATTCTTTTAAAGCGGCCTGCTCTTCCGGAGTTCGTCCGGCCATTTTCCAGATTTTTGCATTGTCTTCGTTACTGATCTGGAAAACGCGGGCCATCATCTGGTTAAATTCTGTGCTGCCTTTGCCGCTCAGCCCGAACAGACCGTTAATATCCCCGTCAAAATCTTCGCCCTGAAGGGCTTCAAGAATAGGGGAACCCGGCCTGAAGTACAGGGCTTTGGGGTCCATCCCAAGCTGCTCCGCCATCTTCTGGATTTTAGGAGCCATGCTCTTGTCGCGGGCCAGGTTGCTCGCGACGATATTGCCGCTTATCGTGGCGGGATGCCGCACAATACCAAGCTGATCAAACATGGAACCCAAAGAGATAACGTCGTTATTTCCGAGTTCCAACTCTTCCATCTCTTTGGGAATCTTGACACCGGCTTTGCGAAGCGCGTTGTTAACAACGTTAATCGGCGCAGGGGCTGCCATATTCCAGGAGTATACTCCGTGCGGAAGAAGCCTGTTCCCCTCAGAGTAGGATTCGACCATGCTGCTCAGATGTCCACGGATAATGTTCTGAGATTCTTCAGAAGTCAGATCAACCGTTTGATCACCGCCGAAAAGTTCTCTGCGAATATATTGATCATCCGTAGACAGACGAGTCATTTCATCCATGAAGATCTTGTTGAAATAAGCATCTACAACAGGATCGCTGAACCCAGCATTCATCGGGCCGTTCACAAGCTGCTTGGAAAGCCAGCGGCCGGATGTGTTGGATTTGCCATACGTGGTTTTCAGAGAGATGCCGAAACGGGAAACCTGACGGGATCTCATATCGTTGATCTCTTCCGGAGTCATCCCGGCAAACATCTGATTAAAGTTTTTAATATTGTTTACGTCTTCAATGATATCTGTATCCCAGGGAATAATCAGGTCTTCTCCGTTTATCCCTGCACCTTGAATACGAAAATCGCCGTAACGATTCATGATATCTCTGCGCTGCTGCTCAGTAATACCATCTCCGATCTTCGCAATCTCTTCTGCGGTTCTTGCGCTCTCGACAATCTGATCTGGATACTGTGTTTTAAGCGCGTTTAAATCCATACGAACATAGGTTGCTTTGCCGCCATAAGAACGGCCTTGGCCGCCTTCGTTAAACAGCCGGGCGCTGCCCCAGTTCGCACCATCCATATCCTTCCCGAAGTTGCCCACAACAACTTTGACGTTGGGCGTTCCATAGTCGCGCATAATCTTGTCGCGCATGGACTGCCCAAGGTTCGGGTCTGCGAGCATCTGCTCCGTTGTCGCGTTACCAGAGAACCCAAACGGGATACCCCACAGCGTACGGAGATTCTCGCCTTCGGTCGCAGGCAGGTTCTGGTTATACAAACTCTTCGCAAAAGGTTTGTACTCATTGAAGCTGCCCATTGATGCGCCGTTCGCAAGAAGCTTCAGGCCGGCTTTAAGATGTTCTTCGTTAACAGGCCCTTTTGAACCAACCGGCTTTGGTTCAAGTCCGAGTTCATAGCGGCCAAGATCTTCAATCAGATCGTCGCGCATAAACTCTGCGTGTGTCTTTCCTGCTCGGGTAAAGCTGTAATGATGTCCGTTGGCAACGTATCCTTCTCTGATCCGTTTGGCAAGGTCAGCCTGATATCGTTGGCTGTCTTCGTCTTTCAGATAAGGATCGCTCCATTTTGAATCATACTTAAGATAAATCGCGTTGTCGTTAAACTCGTTTTGTCCAGCCCTGGATGAATGAGTCATCTGAGAAAGAATGTCGTTCTCCAGACTGCTGGCGAGCGTAACAGTGTGGAAGTCATCAGGGCTGAAACGCTTCCCGCCTGAAGTTGTGGGCTTCGTGATTCCCTGAGCAGTTCTCCATTTACCGGTTGCCCGGTCCAGATAAACCGGATTGGCGCCGTTAATCTGAGCGCCGCCTTCCATCATGTCAAGGGTGTATTCTGCATACGCGCTCGTTCTGCGCCTGGGCGCCATGGTGATCGGGCCGGTGTAAATACCTGTCCCATGGTTCGGGTTAAAAGGCTGAATCCTATCGTAATACCCAGGGTTAATCCAGCTGCCGTAGGCATCGTGTAGCGCGTGGGCTGTGCGTCGGCCGCTGTCGAAATCAATATTGTTGCCGATTTTACGTTCGACTTTTCGCCATTGAGAAGGATCATCCGGGTTTGTCATCCCGAATTTGCGTTCCCCCATGACGGCGGTAGAAGCATCACCGAATACAAATCCGGACATCGCGTTAATGTGGCCGCGTGTCAGATTGGGATTGCGATAGAGCCCCCCGTTGCTCTTTGCGTACAGCCCGGCGCGAACAGCCGCGTCCTGCGCGAGGCGGTCTGTCTCTACAATCTTTTGCAGTGCGGAGATCTCGTCCTGCGTAAGCGGAGTGTTGTCGCCGGCTAAAGCGCCGAGTATCCGTCTCTGGGCAGGCGCCGCAGTAGGGATCGTTTTAAAAGATTCCGGAAACAGTCCCCGGAATGTAATCGCTTTTTGCGGCATGGCGACAGCAGATCCGCCGGTAACAGAAGCCCGCATATATTGCGGTACGTAAATCGGCAGCTGCGAAGTGAGATACTGCTCCATCCGCTGGCTCGAAAAAGCATTTGGATGTGCGCTCTGGCGGGGTCCCATAATGGATTTATACTGCGGACTCTCCATAAACCGCGCAACGATATCTCCATCGCTCAGCTTCCCGAGTCCGCCGGCCATAGACATCGCCGTCTGTTTCAACCCGTTTCCAAGCTGGGTAAATACGCCTTTCAGCCCTTCGTTGAAAGTCTCCGTAACAGTCTTCTCAACACTTGCTGTAAGATTCTTTGCCATTGCCGTCGAGCTAATAAGATCTTTAACACCGGCTTTGGCAACTTCAACCTGTCTTTTGTAGGATGCTCCCAGCGCATCTCGCTCCTGCTGAGTAGAAGCTTTTTCATACGCTCTGGATGTTGCGGCAATGTGATTAAGGTTATCAATCCATTGATCGAACCGGGTGTTCATCGCCTGGTTATATCCAGGAATACTGGCTGTGTCTCCTCCTGGACGGAAGTCTTCGGACTTCTTTTTGATTTGTTCTATTTTGTCTTCAATGGATTCTGCTTTTTCCGTAAATTGACCATCGTCCAGTTGGACTGTTAAAGTTAAAAGTTCATTGTCCATACCTTGTGCTCCCTTCTATATAAAAATTGACAATCTATTTAAAACAGCATAAAATGCCAGTATGTCCAATGTCATGAAACACTTCGCTTGATAATAACCTTGAGAGATTAACTAAACAGATCGGAGAATAAGAATGGAAAGATTAAACGAACTCAAAGCAAAGCTCGATAAACAAATCAAACAAAGCGAGTTATTTATTGATAACGCCAAAGCTTTAAAGCTGATAGCTGATTCTGCTCTGAGAGAAATGACAGATATCAGACTTAATCTGATAGCAATCCAAAATGAAATTGAAGATATATCTGCTCCGAAAAAAGAAGAGCAGACAACAAAAACAAAAATACGCGTACCGCCAATTATATGTAAAAAATGTGAATGTTGTTTCTTTGTTCAAGAAATACTAGCCCCTGATGAACTCCCTGGCCCATATATACCAGGCAAACCATATTTTTGCAGTCGTTGTCATACGATCAGCAAAGAATACACAGAGTATATGATATTTGCGGAAGAACAAAAAGCAAAAGGCATCATTGTGAATTATTTTTACGACCGACCGCCAAAGAAAGAGAGTGACGAATCAAACACTAAATCGGAAGTAATTTGCAATAACAACACTGTGCAGCCACCGGAAATAATGAGATACATGCAGGAAAAACCATTGCCGCCGGAGAACAATAAATGGGACGATGATTTACCATTTTAAGAAGGGAGCAAAACAATATGAAGAAGCCTGAAAAGACACCTTTTGATCTCGGCTTTCCGAACGACGGCCCGGAGTACGACCCGGAGATGGATAACGAAACCATCGAACTGCCGGAGGATGTAGATGCCAAACTTCTCGAACTGACAAAGCCGCCGAAGAAGAAGAGCATCTACGGAGACGAGGATCAGAACGATCTGATGGATATGATCGACAAACATACAGATTGACATTCTCCCTGTTCTGTGCCACAATATCTTGTATTTTAAGGGCAGGGGAGTGATTAAATGAGAGGATTAGAATGCCCGATCTGCCATACGGATCAACACCAGCCGCGCTACGAGCAGTACGGACTCTTCGTCTGTCAGTCCTGCGGCACAGTGCTGGGGTATCTCTGTAAGGGCTGCGACCGTGTTTACCTTGAGAATCATTTGATCCTTCATGGTGACGCTCAGGTCTGCAAGTTCTGCGGCACGCCGCAGTGGGGTTACACCGAATACGCACGAAATAAAAAAAGGGGAGAGATTGCATGATCTCTCCCCTTTATCTCTTTATTCGGCTGGTTGAGCAGCAACATCCGATTCGCGAATGCTTGCAGCACCGTGGTTCGCCTTCATAAACTCCGTAACCGCCGCGATATAATCCGTCTCTTCCTGCATCATCGCAGGATCAACTGTAGCGGTAATCACTTCGTGCAGCCAGTTGATCACTTCGTTCTTCTTGCTGTCTCTGGCATTGCGGCGTTCGACTTCCAATTTAAGGATGTCTTCTACGTCGTACCAGCCGCTGAGATAAGAATCTTCGAGATCGTCCAGCGCGCCAAGCTCTTCACGAAACAGCATGTCCTGCCACTCCGGTTCCAGATACCAGGTCCCGTTGTCCAGTTGCTGAATTGTCAGCTCCTTGGCTTTGTAAATAAAAGTAGCGTATGTCATAATCGTTTCTCCTTCAATACAGCTTCACAACTGGTCCTTCCGTATATCCATGGTCTTCTGTGTAGTAAATTTCGTCGCGGACGACAACCAGTGTGATTTCTCCTTCATCTGTTGCGACCGGATAATCTTGTGGAAGTTCTTCCAGCCGGTCAATCACTTCTTTTACTGTCATACGGAATCACCGTCTTTTGCGCCGGTTGAAGAAAACTTTTTTGTCTTCCATTATCTGCGTCTCTTTCGCCCCTTTTTCCTGATATACAGGCTCGACGCTGGGCACGGCTTCCTGAACGGGAGTTTCCGGAACAACGCCAAGAACATGAACAGGTTCTTCAACCTTTACTTGAACGGTTTCCGGAAAAGGGTTTGCTTCCTTCAAGGCTGCAAGGTCTTCGATATTCTTTGCCAGCCGGCGTCCGGATACGCGGTTGTTAATGCCGCCGCTGGTCCACAAATGATAATTGCGCATCGCCTGGAAAAAGATTTCATGAGCGATTGTATCTTCTGGAAAAGGGTTTTCCTTACACTGGCATACAATATCCGTGCCAATTGAAAACAGATTTTCGGTCCTACCGAATGAATAATTGTTCATTAACTGTTCATACAAATCTCTTAAATTCTCCATGGTGTAAACTCCTTTTTGTTTATTTGAGCATGTCTTCAAACCAGCTCATGTCTCCCAGAACCTTCTCGGCGGTCGCTTTCTGATTCTTTGTATTCTCAATCACTGTCATGGCTCCTGGGAGGCTCATCATTGCAAACGCGCTGCTCTTCGTGTTCTGTTTATAAAGCGGGTTGGCTTGTGCAATGATCTTGTTGATGGCTTCGCCGGACTTCTTGTCGAATACGGTTCTTCCATACATGTTCGAGAGCGATTCGAAGTTAAGTTTCTTCCCAAGCGCGGCAAGCACATCCTGAAAAAACACATAGCTCATATTGTTGATTTTTTCTTCGTCAACTTCGCCCAAGTGAGCGGCAACTACGGCTACGGCCTCATCCAGACTCAGCGCTTCACTTGGGCTTCCCTGTTTTTTCTTGCTGCTTCTTCCTTCTCGTCGATGTGATTCAGCCGGCCAAAGATCTTGGTAATCTGGTCCACCTGTTCTGCATCAAGTTCGTTGTAGTGATCCCGGACAAAAACGGAATCATTAAACGCCGCAACAAGAAAGTCGTATAACAGCTGGTCTCCATCGCGCTCCTTATCGATTGTTCCTGTAGGATAAGTTAGAAGCTCGTAAAGCGGAACAGCTTTAATATACCCGTAGCCTGAAGCCGCTTTATTCCGGAAATACTTCAGCTTTGTGGGTTTGATTTCAATCTCCTGGCCTTCAACAATAACAACGTTTTCCGTGTTGTGATTGCTTGGCGTTTCTGTTTTCTCCGGAGAAGCTTCCGGAACTGTTTCCTTCAGCTTGGTAAATTCCGGAGTGAAATCTGCCGGACGGGAAGGCTCTGGCTGATCCGGCCGTGGTTGTGTATCCGTCGGAACCTGTTTCTCAAACATGTTCTCTACAGGATCTTTTGCTTTAGGAGGCGTCCCTTCCGGAGTTTCTTTGGGTTGTTTCATAGGAATAGGCATGGGTTTAAATGGCATATGATTCACCTTCAGTCCTTCAAAATAAAAAAAAGGGGATACTGCAAGGTTGCAGTATCCCCAAAAGAGATTACATTACTGAAACCTTATATAAAAGCCCGTAAGGGCTGCCTTTAATCGTAAGTAATCTTTTGCTTATTACTTCAGGTAATAAGCGATGCTGTACGCGCCTTCGTCCGTACGCTTCGCGTCCAGAGCGGTTAATTCGAACTGGAAGGTCGCGGCGCTCTTATAGCTCGTGTCCATTCCGGGAATGGTGGTGATCCTGGCGCGGAACACCTTCACGATGTAGTAGCCGATGATATCGCTCTCGGTGCAGTCGTCACCAGAGCCGTACACGGGCCACAGACACACAGCCTCACCGATCGCGCTTTCCTTATTGGTGACGATAGCTTCCTTCGCAGGCTGAATATAGTCATAGGTAACGTCGATGTAGGAGTGAGTCGCATTAAAGTCATCCTTGTAGAAAGTCAGTTTCTTGCCGGAAACCACGAAGTTACCGGTAGCGACAGAGGAGGCTTCGGTCAGACCGGCGATATACACGCTGTCGGCGACAGGAGACTTGTCCAGCGTCGCTTCCCATGTCTGGCCCACCAGAGTCAGAGACAGATGCTCACCGGTAGACATGACGTAGTTCTCGTTGTCACGCCAGGCGTGATCGCTCTCAGTTTCGGGAGTATCCTTGATGGCATTCGCCATGGAGAAGATACGGGTGTCGAACTTACCGGAAGTCAGGCTCATGGTAAAAGTAGACGCACCGGGCAGAACAGCCACGGGGAACAGAGACCAGCCAGCCTGAATGTCAGTGGTTTCAATGTTCGCGCTAACGGTCGCGGCAGTCAGTTCATCAAAATAGAACTTAGCACCGTCGCAGCGCTTGAACACTACACGCGGAACGTCAGCAACGTAGCCACGCAAAGCTTCATTCCAAACAGCCATTTTAATGACCTCTCTTATAATGTATTTATATCCGGCTTCATGGCTGTTTCTCCCACAAAACATACATTGCAGCCAGGATATAGCAATATAGAGGGCCTTCATAATTGCGAGCTGCTCGCAATCCTTTGCAGCATATCCCAGCTGCCGGGAGAAGAAGTATTTATAAAAGCCGCCCATTCTTCAGGCGGCGCGAATGTGCTGTTATTTGCAAAACAGCGCGCAAACTAACATCTTCAACGTCTTCAACGGATGCTTTCTACGCCATTCAATTGCATATTCCGGATAATACTTCAGCTCCGGTACACCAAGGTCTTCAGCGATCATAACCTGCATCGTTGTGGCGTTGAAAAATATAGGGTGCATTGGAACCATCTCCTAATAAACTTTCATATAATAAAATGCAATAGTATACCTGGAATACCCGACTGTTCTTGTTCCGAGATCCCAGTCTCCTGCAGTCCAGAACCGGTATCCGGTATCCGCTAGATACCGATCTTTCGTCAGAAGTTTTTGCAAGCGTTCTGCAATCAGATGCGTTCGGAGGATCAGTCCGTCGTCTCCAACGTTCCGCAGCTCTTCATTTTTAACATAGATGTCGAATGTGATCATATTCCTGGTCACGTTCGGAACCTTGGTCGGATATCCCTGAATATCTGAATATACAATACGCACTGCCTCATCTGTAAGAAGATGGTTTGTAAATCCAGCTTTAACAAAATAACGATCTGTAAATTGAATAACCCCAGTATTTTTTGGAAGTTTCATCAGCCGTTTTAGTTCTGCGTCTTTAAAAATTACAGTACGGATGATGGTGTTCCAAGCTTTAACCCAGCCGAGCATAACATCACCCTCCTGCAGCTCCGCTAATAATTCCGGCAACGTACGCCTTCAACTGTTCCATAAACTGTGCCTTTGCACGGGTAATAACCTCTTGCATAAATTCACTGAATGCATCTCGAAGCATCGTTCTGATCTCTTCGATCACTCCCGTTCCAGGTTTTTCGTATCCCGGCACAGGCTCGTGCCAACGTGGCTCGGGAGTAGGAGAGGTATAGGTCGATCCGTCAGGTGCTCTCGATGTACCTTCAGTACCGCCGGCCAAAGGAGCGCCCATGCCGGCATCAACAATCTCAAGGAACCCGCCCGGATTTCGCTCTTCCATATAGAAGTTTAGCGAGAATTGATTGTCTGATTGAACAATCTCGCATCGAAAGGCATCGGCTATGGCTTCCATTTCCATTTGTTCCATAGCAATTGCGCCTGCTTTTTCGTCCGGTGCGCCGATCTCGGATTCGTAAACAAGGAATCTTGATTTGCCAAGGTTTTCCGCAAAAGGCACAAACGCCTGCAGGTTGCCGGCAATCAGGTTAACGAAATCTTCTTGTGTTGGAGCGCTCATACGGCATCACCTGTCTTAATAACCATGAAGGCCACCTTCTGCTTTGCGAGCCTGGAGTTTCAGCGTCCCATGAGATTCGTCGATCGCAACGCCCACCCGGTTCACATCGACAATTCGATAGGTTTCATTGCCCCATTCAAAAACGTCGTCTACGTGAATATTTTTCGTGCGATCATTATATTGAACAGTCATCAGCGTAAGTGCGCTCGGTGTTGAGCCTGGAGTTCCGGAAACAACAGTATATTCAGGTCTTCCGTCGTATCTGTATGCGTTGCATGGAATAGTCGGAACAATTTCAGTCCATTTTTTATTGTCTTTCTTTTTCTGCTTTCTAATCAGAAATCCATCGTCGTCATATTGATCTTCTATGCTTGGATTACTGTATTCAACATATCCGTCTTCGTCATAGATCTTTCCGCCTTCAGTAAACCGCATAACGGTCAGCATCATATTGCACCGAAGGGCACGGGATGGAGCGTTGTTAGACTGCAGTGCAACTTCCCAATCCAGTACAAAAATCGTTCCGTCGGGTTGAATAAGCATATCGCCTTTTCGAATTCCGCTTGTAACGGAACAGCGAATGTTCATATTGTTATCGGTGTTTTCATATCTGGATTTCGTTGAATCTGCATAAATTTCTCCGCGAACATAAGAGGGCACATAATTGCTTTCCTGCCGGTCATACCAGTTTTTAATAACTTCAAAATCCATATTGGTATTCGGAATATCCCGGTCTAGAAAAGCATCGAAGTCGGCGGCCAGTGTCCGGGGTACACGAAACCGCTTTGAAGTTCCTTCCGGAACATACGGGATAGGCATTGGCCGTCGTCTCCTTTCGTCAGATCATGTTTGAAAACACTTCGCTTGCCGGGATCTGGTCAGCCCGGTTTCCATGATAGGTCAGATTCTGAGGCAGCCGCTTAATCGCATTTGCCTGATCCAGCATTTTGTGCCGGATTCTTTTATATCTGTCCAGCATCTCCGGGTCCCAGTCATTCTTTTGTTTATTCCCGGAGAAGGTATAAAACGCGTCCTCGATTTCAACAATAAGCTTCATCAGTTCTACGTGAAGCATTTCCGTATAATTAATGAAGTCATATTCTTTCTCGACAACGGTTTCAAGGTTTTTGTTCTTATATTCGATTGTCACTTTCCAATCACTCATTTACCTTCAGTTCCTTTACGTCTCTCCAAGAGTATATCGAACCATTTTGTAATAAATGATCCTCCGCTCGTTTTCGAGTTTGTCGAGTGTATCCTTTAGGTTTGCATACGGCTTGTCTGCGTTTGTTACGGTCAGAGCGTCTGTAGAATAACCGAAAGAATTGTTTACATCGCTCTGGACTTTTGCGAAGAAATTCATTTCGGAGCAGATCTGAATATACCGCCTTTCATCAAGGGGGATATTGGCATCATACCCAAGTGATTCATCCTCAAGTGTAACATACAGATTCTCGTCGTACACTAAGGCGCGGCCGGTATCTACAAACAGCCGCTCAATCCCATCGATTACCATTCCGATATAGTCGGAGCTGGCAAGAACGACAGGAGTTTCCTGCCATGCAGTTTTAACCTGCAGCCATTCGGCCAGTTTTGTAACGTTTAGCATACCGGCAGCTCCTTTCTATTTATTCGTTAAGCAGATCCGGGTCTGGAATCTTTTCAAGGATAACTTTCATTTTGCTTTGAGCCAGATCCATCTCCTGCGCGATCTTCGCGATAGGATATAGTTCGATCGGATCGGTGATTTCTTCCAACCATTTTTCAATCTGCTTCACGGGTTTTTTCAACATTGCTTCAATCTCGCTCTGATCGTAATGCTTCTGGGCATACGGATCGGTGTAGCCGCCGATATCTTCAAGCGTCAGCCTGTTATTGCTGTTGTCGAGAATCAGCAGGTCTCCAGACGAGAAGGGTTTGCGCTCGCGGGCGATGCTCTCCAAGTAGAGAATATCGTCAACGGACATAGGTAAAAAACTTTTGGTCCTGATGATGGGCTTCTGACCGCTGGTCAGAGTAACGCCAATGTCATAATTTGTATTGTTTGAAACTCTGAATCTGATAGTACCATCCATTTCCTTCATCCCTTTCAAATTAAGAAAAGGGGAGAGGCCGAAACCTCTCCCCGATTTTTTTAGTTAAGGAAGTGCGCGCCGATGGTGGGATTCTTCCCAACAACGAACGCAGCACCGAACCAGGTGTAGAGCAGCACTTCGTAAGTGCGGCTGTCGATGTTCTGGGAGGGCATCTGATTGACACCACCCTCGTTAACCACCTTCAGGTTACGGGCATCCTTGGACGCAGCGCCGGGGATAATATAAATCCAGTTCGGATTAAGGATGGGCGTCACGCCATCTTCCTTATAGCCGTTCTCGAACGCGGTCACGGCACAGCCGTTGTAATTGCCGAGGAAGCCGTTGCGGGCATGCTCGTCCAGCATGTTGCCGCTGAAAGCCATCGTAGGCACGCTGTTGGCGGCCATGCCGGTAAAGGGAGCCAGCTGACTCACAGCACCCAGATCGCCAACCAGGTTCACAGGACCAAGCCGACGGAAATGCAGGATCTGAGCATCCAGAGTGGCCTGATTCAGGCCGCCGGTGCTGTTCGCATACCAGGGAGAACCGAAGGGAGCAATCGCAGCCTGCAGAACAGACTCGATAACTTCCATCTTCTTCTCGGTGATGGCATCGTTCGCTTCACGGATCAGGTCAGCAATGTTGATCTTGCCCTTGTGCAGGTCGATGATGTTCATCGCCGGACGAGCAGACACTTCCTTGGTGGGAACCAGGATTTGCTTGTCGGTGATCATGCTGCGGGCAGTCGTGCCACCCTTCGCCTGGATGTAAGCCTTGATGCTGCCCAGACGGACATTGAACAGAGCCTTGTCGCCATATCCAATATCCTTGGTGTCAGCAATCGTGCCCAGGAAATCGAGAGCATGCTTCTGCAGCTCTTCGACAGTAAAGGCAATCGCCTGACCAATCTGGTAGGCGTTCTGAGGATTCAGATCCTGGGCCAGTTCCATGATAATCTGATTCGCTTCTTCGATCTTGTCGGAGTCGACACGCTCGTTGCGATGCTGGGCCGCGAGAACCTGAATCAGCTTCGCGTCACGGGTAATTTTGATATCGCTCATTGTCGTTCACCTCCGATTAACCGATCGTGCCGTCGGCCTTCACGCCGTAGACAGTGCCTACAACAGGAGTGCCGGTAACGGCAGTCGTCTTGAATTCTTCTCCCGGCAGCAGCGGATGAGCGCGGAGCAGCTCGCCGACAGCAACAGTGTAGGCAGAACCGTCATATTCGCAGCTATCGTTCACATCGATGCCGTTCTCAACAAAATAATAGGGCTTAGCCAGCGTATCCACAATAAAGCGGTAGCCGGTCTGACCGTAAACATCGGTCACTTCTTTACAAAGGAACTTGGTGTTGGTGTCAGCCGCCGGCAGCACAAACTTGCCAGCATCGGTAGAAGTGCCCTTCAGCATCAGAATGCCGTTGGGAACAGCAGTAGCCGCGCCGTTCACCAGTTCGCCTTCGTATACATATCCTTGCAGTTTGGACATATATCCAGCCATGGTGATTCATTCCTTTCGTTTGGTTATCGACTTAAAAGGGAGTACCCGTTGGGTTTCTCCACAGGGTCCAGCAGGGAATACTTATTGCCCTGCGTGGTCATGGAATCCATAAACGGATTCACGATCTCAGCAGAAACATTAAACTTTTCCTGAGCCGCCGCGATCTTCTGCTCTTTGAGAGCTTTGATTTCTTCGGCCAGTTGCTTAACGGTATCTGTCAGTTCGGCAATCATTTCTTCTGCCGTTTTCTTTTTCTTATCGCTGTCTTCCGGGGTAGGCACAACGTCTCCGGGAGCTTCGTCATCGGAGTCGTCGGAGTCACCATCCGATTCCTCGGTAGGATCGTCATCCGCAGCGATCTGTGTTTCGGCTACTTCCTTTTCTTCGGGTTCGCCTTCTTCCGCAACTGCGATACCTTCATCTACCTCAACCAGTTCGCCTTCAACAGGTTCGCTGGTGTAAGTGCGCACTTCAACGGAGGTGGAAACTTCTTTCCCAGTTTCAGTGTCGTATGCACTAACCCTGGATTCTTCGATGTGTGTTTCGGTAACATAAACAGTCGCGGTTTCCGTCTCAGCCTGAATTTCAGTCTGCTCCGGAGCGGCGGTTTCTTCCGCCTGGACTTCAGCCGTGGGTTCCTGCTCGGCAACAGTTTCCTTTACCTCTGCAGTTTCTTCGGGCTGAGTTTCTGTGGCTTCGGTTTCCACTTCTGCCACTTCGAGCTTTTCAACTTCCGCCATTTCCTTCTCACCCCTTTCGGTGTCATCTGCTTCCCGCTGCGCCACAAATTCAAGAGCAACAGCGTCTTCGCAAGCAGGGAAGGTCACAATGGCCGTGCCTTCCAGATGGTTGTTTTCTGACGCGTCAATCAGGAAAGTACCGTCTTCCAGTTCTTCGTAATCGCCGCAGGCGATTTCAAAGGAAAACTTCAGCGCGCCGTCAGCGAACAGCTCGGCAATGGCCTTGCTGATCTTCTTGTCGCGCTTTGGAATGCGGGCGTAGCCTACAAGGTATGCGCCTTCATCGAACTCTTCTTTTTCAAACTGGTAGAAGGACCCGATCTGCGTCGAGTGAAACTCGCCTGTCTTGCTGTCATACAGATGACCAAGGCGATTGTACCTGCCGTCTTTAAGCGCACGTACGTCCGCATAAAGCGGCAGACCCACATACCGTTCTTCATTGGCGATAATGTCGTCAACAAAGGCTGGAGTAACAGCCGCCCCGTTAAGATTCGCTTTTGGGGTTTCGAGTATGCGGGCTTTAACAGTCATGAACACGTCAGACTGCTGAAGTTCGGAGATGACAGAAGCAAAGCTGATAAACTTGGCCTTGTTCATATTGATCTCCTTTTTGCGTTCATTTGTCAGTGGTGGGAGACAAAGCCAAATGAAGCGAATCTATATCCACAGCCGAAGCTGGAGATATTGTGGCTCTGCGAGCTGGATTCGAACCAGCAGCCGTCCGGTTAACAGCCGGATGCTCTACCGTTGAGCTACCGCAGAATACGAAAGAGACCCGGGGAACTTCCCCGGGTCTGCAAACTTCAGCCGCCTATAGGACCAGCGGCGGGGACCGGTTTTCAGTAAACCGTTTAACATCATAAAGCCATCACAATATTTAACGACGTGTGAAGCAGCCGTCGTATCTCTATCTAAATGCTTGCATTCTTTATCACAATACAATCTAAAGTAATATTAGTCTACTTAATATGGCGCAAAGCGCCTACTAAGTAGACTTATATTACTACACCACTAAACTAAACTATGCCGTGCTATCGCACCTGTACACCCGATAACATCGAATGTGGATTGCTCCAAATCCATAGAGATAATATTAACCTGTATCAGAAGCCTTTTGTACAGTTGATGTTTGCATCGATCCGTCGGGATTGGAAGGTTTGGGCATCTTGCCCCGCTCCGCCGCGTCCGGATCGGATGTACGATCGCTGTCGTCCAATGTAGGCCGACCGGCGCCGTCAGATCCTTCGTTCGTTGTTTCGGCCGCCTGATCCCTTGGAGCCAGCAGTTCGTCGATCTCTTCGCGTTCTTCTTTGCGGCGCTCCGCTTCTTTGTCAATGTTGTAGCCATAAGCATCCAGCATCGTCCGGGTGGAAACCACGCCGTTAGACCACAATTCCTTGCAGGCTTCTCTCAGAGCCTTCTTGCCGGTCATATCCAGCGGTACGAATTTGAACTCCGGTACTTCTTTCAGGTTGTAGGTTCCCGGAATGATCTCGGTCAGCCGCTCGTTAATGCGGTTCATCATCTCGCAGAACTTGTCCCGGGCCGCATTGATCCGAGCTTCAGCAGTCTGCATGGATGTCTGTGCGGAAGCGAAGGTGGAACCGTCCTGACTCACGCCGGTAACAACGATTCCGCTGACACCGCCGGCCGCAAGAATATCGTTGTTGACATCTCGGTATTTATCCCATTGGAACAGATCGTCTGTGTCCGCCTGGATAAAGCTGGCGTTGGCGAGATGATTGGTAACGACCAGCGGGAAGTTGGACATACCCGCCTTGAAGATACGGCTGATCTGCTGGAGTTGGTTGGCATCCGGCAGCATGTCTTGTCCCTTGGTCGGGTCGCCGTACTTAGCATGCACAAAGCCGCGAATCGCAAGATTCAAGGTAGCCTTCTCGTAAGTTCCGATCAGTTCCTTTTTCGCCAGCGGTTCGAGACAACTCGCGATAAAGGGAATCGCATATCTGTGCCAGCTCTCCTTGTTGCCCTGCAGAACAAACGTGTTAGCTGGGTTGAGCTGGGCATACTGCTTGCCTTTGTCCAATGCTTCTTTTACTTCTTCAGGATATCCTTCGAAGTAAGCTTCAAGGTTGTTCTCCTTGATCCAGCCTTCCTGCACGGTGTAGTTCTTGGCTCGCCATTCGTTGTAGATCGATTGACAGTCGAAGTCTACAATCGGCATGCCGTTTAAGGAGACGCTGCCGATAACGCATTTGTGAATAGGCAATGTAATAAGCTGACCTTTCAGCAGGTAGCATACAACGTTTGAATATTTCCAGTATTCAAGAGCGATCCCGTAGATCCTCTCCTTCAGCCGCATCCGTTTATATTGATCTTCGAACAGCTTGATCGTTTTTTTGTTCTTGCCTGAGAGCACCCAGTCAGAACAGGTGGTAAACGGAACAAACACATGATGCACAATCCCTTTAACAATCGGATCGGCATCGGTGTAGTAGTCGGACAATTGATAAAGCCGGACAATGTTGCCCTGTTTGTCCCGCAGGATCGCACTGTAGTCGTATCCTGTCAGGTTGCCGCTGAAGGTAATATTGGAGTTGGTGTAGCTTTGGAATACGTCTTCTTCGTTGTCTTTTGTTGCGCCTACGACTTCTCTCTTGGGAGGGCGAGACGCTTCTGGCGCGGGCGTTCGTACAGCCCGCAGGAAATCAAAAAAACCCAAGGCGCTTCGCCTTCCTTTCCGTTAAATTTGAATTATTGCTCAGCCTGATTCACAAGGGCGCCCGTGCCGATATATGCCAAAGCGCTTTCGCCGAAGGTACGCAGTCCGCGCACCAACGCAGCCTTTGCCCATTGTCCCCAGTCACGCATAGTAATCATCCTTTCACTTAGAACTTAGAATTTTAGAACCCGACCGCGAATCCCAAACTGGGAGTACCGCGTCGGAATTTTTTTACGTTCTCTTTTTCGAGTTCACTGATAAAGTCGTTTGCCATCGCAAGCGACGAGTATCTATCCTTGTGCTGATTGTTATGTTGCACATCATAGGTTTTGTTTCCAGACGAGCTGGTCTTCTCTACGATGTTACCCATTTCAAACTGCAAAGCGTCTGTCTCCAAAAAGATCGCCATCTCTTCTTTAGACATCCGCTTCGACTCGTCTTCGATCTCCTGTTGTCTGGCCCGCATCGTTCTCTCCTGAATCGGGAGCTCGATCGTCTTCTTCTCCAGCGCAACACGGAGATTGGTATAGATCCGCTGGTTCAGCGTGTTGACGGCCCGGAAGGGATGCAGCACCTGTTTGGCATCCGGATTGGTAAGAGGCTCGTCGTCTACAACCAGTGGCGGGTATTCTTTCCCGGTGGCCGCATCAATCCACTCCTGATCGAAGAAGCGGTTGAAGCTGTCGCCGATACCACGGGCATCGTATACGATCTTCTCTGTGTTTGGAAACCGAACATGGTAATATCTGCGAACTTCGTCCGCAAGATAATCCAAAGGCTTCCCGTTGTAACTCCGGATATTAACCAGCTTTCGATTGTATGTACCGTCTGTCCGTTCGGTGTATTTAACAACCGTAAGAATGGAGTTATCCGATCCTTTGGCTGTGGATGTAGCGATGTCCAGACAGATAACATATTTGGATTTGGAATTCTTCGGCTGCTCCATCTCAATCTTGTCGAGATTGCGGCAGGTCGATGTAAGATCGTAGGGAAGTGCGGAGTTATTGGTTGCTCCTAAGAACTTGGAGCCGTACTCCATCTCGAAGGTAGATGCAGGCATCCGCTCTTTTTCCCGCATAAAGAAGTCCATATCCGTAATGCCGTTGGCAACAGCCGCACGATAATCCAGCGTGCAGCAGAAGACTTCTCTGTCTCCCTTTGCCATCCGGCTCAGGTTCTTCATAAACGAAGTGTAGTATTGGTTGCTCTTCTCGCAGGCGGATGTGATTGTAAACGTCTTGGAAGGGAAGTCTTTAAAGCCGTAGCTGAAGCAGATATCCCTTGTCGTGTTTCGAACAGGGGACACAACCGCTTCCAGTTCTTCCTGATCTACATCCAGCGCTTCGTCGACAATAACAACCTTGGCCCGCTGGCCGCGAGCAGATTCGATAGATGTCGAGAGCATCATGCTCCCATTTTTTAATGTGCAGCTTGAACTGTCTTTGGAAACCTGCACGAGAGACTTCGCGTTGCTTGCGAGAATCTCGTTGGCAATGTTCTGGTTCTGCTCCGCCATTAGCTTCAGCTTACCTAATGCAAGGGTAGCCTGTTTACCGGTGGCGGAAACAACAAGCACAATAGCGCCTGGGTACAGGCAGCAGATCGCAAAGCCGCCAAGAGAAGCCAACCAGGTTTTACCGAATCCACGGGAGCATGTATCGTTGCTGTCAACGCAGTTACCGAGCTGCCGCATCATCACATGTTGGTCTCTCGTAAGTTTGATAGGAGCAAAAGCATCTTCCACGAAGATATCTAAGTGGGAACGGTAGAACATTAACTGTTCTTCTATAACGTCCCAGTTTGTAATAACCCCTTGTCTCGCGACGGGCATAAGACCAACTCCTTACTGGCCGCCGAGATCAAGAGCTTCTACGATATATCTGAACTCTTCGATCGTTTTGTCGACGTCATCTTTGGGCCATTCGATTTTCCTTTGCATCGGGTGGCCGTTTGTTTCACAATAAAATGAGATTTCAGACCAGCTCCCAATCCCGCCCTTGTCTCCTGCTTTGCGTTTGCTCGCGGAGAAGTTGCCGGATTTGGAAAGCAGATCGAAGAGCGTCATCGCATCCTTAACATCCGCAAGCGTTGCTTGCCCGGCCGCATACTTATCTTGTACGCGGTCGCAGATTAAGGATTGCTTCGCAAGCTTCTTTGCGGTGTCCCGAAGGTTAACGTCGCTGAGCTCGAAGTCGTTCTCAAGCTGGTTATAATAGTCTTCAAGATACTTCAGCTCTTCTGGTTTAAAGTAACCGTTGAAGAACTCTGAATACTCTTTGACGTTCGGGTCCTTCTCTTCGATAATCTGTCCGTTCTCTTTGGCTTCCTGATAGCTTTGTGTGTTGATATCGTTGGTGTGATCTTCGAACTTATAGTTGAGCTGCATGCTTTTTAAAACATACTGGCAGGTCAACCTGTCTAAGATCAGTTTCCGTCTCTCTTCTGTTGTGTTAACGTAAACTTTCTTTTTGTTGGCTTCCAGCTCAGCCTTCTTCTGGGAGTTTTCCCACAGCCGCTCGTTCCATTCCCGGCAGTTTTCCCAGAAGTATTCTCTGAGTTCGTCCTTTGTGGAACATTTGATAGCGCAGGATTTACACCACACGTCCTTGCCGAGCTGATCGGTCCAGTCCCGGTTGGAGTAGAACTCCGAAACAGGCCGGGTCTGTTTGCACTTAGCGCAGATCTTTGTTGTGGGCGGAGCGGCATTGCGAAGCTTTGCTGTTTTAACAGGCATTACTCAGTATCGTCCTGGGTAACGGCTTCAGCCGGGATCTCCTGTTTAGCCGCAGTTTCAACTTTAGATTCAGCCGCGACTTCAACTGCAGGTTCAGCTTTGTTCTCCGCCTTCTTGTCTTTGCGCATAGGTACAACCTTTTTTTCGTTAACACGCTTCTCCGCTTCGAGCATGCTGTAGAACTCCACCAGCGCTGCAAACAAAGCGGGAGTCTTTTCATACTTGTACTGCGAGATTCCGTAATCCCTTGTCTTTTTAACAAAGGTGTACTGAATCCCTTTTGATGCAAGGAACTGCACTTCACGGTATCTTTCTGTCTGATACTCCATGTCGAACGCCTTGTTCGGCAGTTGCCTTCTCTCTCCCTTTTCAATGCGAACAACGTTTGGCTTTTTGTTTTCCATGTAATCTCTCCTTCTTAACACGAACAATAAAAAATGAATCCAGCAGATTGTTCGGTAAATGATTTTAAGGATCTGCTGCTCCTTGCTTTGAAGAGACTCGTTGCAAACGGTCTCTCCCCTTTACATTGATTTTCGAATGACCCGCGAGTTTTATTCGTGATTTTTATAACAATACTGAAAAACGTTATATAAAATGAGCCGTGAGATTTGCGTGCGGAAGCGACGAGACCTTAAAATACCCCCTGTTTTTAGTGGGTATGGGTAAAACTTTTCAGCGTAAAATTTACTTGTGGGTTTCCTATATTTTACAGAGAACCAACAAGGAGAATAGCTATACATTTTTGTTGAGTAGATATAGAGAATGTATAACTGTCTGTGATTCACGCGGTTACTGCGGAAAATAAAAATAGCCCCATACTTTCCCTATAGAGATATAGGAGAAGTATAGGGTTGAGTTTATGTGAGTGAGGATGGGTGAGGTGGCATGAGGAGGAGAGGATGTAAGGAGGTGGGTTTGAGTTGGAAGAGAGGAGAGGAATTTGAATTTGAAGGAGGACTTGGAAGAGAACAAAACCCATTTATGAAAAAAATCAAAAAAACATTTTAGCGTAAATTCACGATATTAAACAGGACGCCCACAACACACATGGACGTCCTGTTTAGTACCCTGAAAGGAGGTGCAGCCAATAAAAGATTGGGAACGTGCCGTGATAGCGGTGCTCGGACTCATTCTAACTTTGGTTCTGCAGTGTCTGCTGGCTTTTGCGGTCAAGTAGCCTGCGGGCAGGGGCGCATAACCGGCGCCCCTGTGCACCTCTCTTACGTTTTGATGATACCAAATCGCTTTGAGTATTGTCAATAAAACGATTTATGAAAAATAAACAGACAACAGTGCTGTTTATTAATAAATTTTAAGGAGGTATCCCATGTACCAGAGCCCTTATTACGTAGGAGAGATTGAGTTTTCCTACATCAGCGACGCTGCCCAGTATTGGGCAGACTGTCCGAATGCCGTCGTTACTGATTCAAACGGTGACGAAGTGCCATCTGAGGACCTTGAATCGATCCTCGGGTGGTAGTCCGCCTGACGAGGCCGGGTGGTTCCCGGCCGAAACGAACGTCGTGAGACGTGCGTAGCGGAAAACCGCAAAATTAAATAAGGAGCATAGCTCCAGGAAAGGAGGCACTCTCATGGGAGTGTCGTTTGTTGTTTGGTTCCCCACGTTGGTTATATTCGTCGCTACCTGGGAAAGTCTCAGGTATTTAATTAACAAACATGGATTCTAAACTCCCGAAACAGGCTTCGGCCTGTCGTCGCAGTGGTGGCTCCCTGCGGCCTGACGATGGGAAGCTGTCGCGGAACAAGCTAGGAGGTTGTTTGTTATGGCTAAGAAGGTAAAGAAGTTCGATATCCTCGCAAATACTCATTGGTTCGCTGGTTGGAGGTATTGCGTCAGCACCTCGACCAGTTTAATTAGCACAAGCTGGATCGAGCACTTCTTTGTAACCAAAGAAGCAGCTTACTCTTTTGCTGCTGAAGCTGAGCGTCAGGGATATGTATACCTGATCGCAACACCTGAAACCTACTAAAGTTTGAGGACAGGAGATCCACTGGGTCTCCTGAGTTCAGGCTTTGGTCTGCGGGTTACAGATGGACGTTAAGCATCTGAGGGCATGCCGCTGCCCACATCTCGTATGGCACTTACCCAGCGAGAAGCGGTCTTTAATGCTCTACGGAGCAAGGTGTCAGTAAACACCGCACCGCAATCCCCAGCGGCAACATCGCAGGGAGTCCTGCTAATAAAAACATTGGAGGTAGCCCCATGAAGAATATTATCCGTATTGATCTCGTCCGTAACACTACTGAGGAAATTGGTATCTTTGATAGCGAGATTACTCGCTGGTTCGACGAGCAGGGTCGTGACGTCGCTTACGACCTGATTAAAGTTAAGGCCGAAGTTCCCTCCGGCCGTAACGAGTCCGAAGAGATGGACCGTGTAAACTGTGAGCTGACCCGCTACGCCAATCGCGGGTATCAGCTCCCCGTCCCACACAAACTTGCTGGTGTCACTTATGTTCCGCTGTTTGCGGCGGCGTCTGATGTTCGCAAAGCAACCTCTACTTGGATTAACAAGGAGGTTGCTGAAAAGTTCTGGAAGTGGGCCATGTGCGGTCTGACTCTTCAGGACGTTAGTGGCAAAATCGCCATTAACAAGTATATGGCCTATATCGGGCTGCTTGCTTCTGCGAGCAAGCGGTTCGAAGAAGTCTTCGGCCGCACTATCGACATCCGCCGTGTAGCGGTTGTTAAGGACCGCTACGTCAAAGTCATCGGCAACGTTGACTTTGTTGAAGGTGTCGAAGTCGAGCATAACACCGAGAGGGAACTTGAGATCAACGCGTTCGATGGGTTTGCCATCATTCGCGAAGAGCTCACCGATGGTGAGTCCTGCTCTCTCCGTCCAGGTCCCTGGGGCAAAGCGTTTGCCCAGGCCACGAACTTCACTGGGCTTCCGGCCAAGTTTGTTGACTTCTGGGGTCGCGAAGTCCGTACCCAGGACGTCGACATCATTATGTTCGAAAGCTGCTTCAAAGCTGCGAAGCTCTATAAGAGCTGGGAACAGTATTGTGAAGCGTTCGAGCAGCTTGGACACCACATCTGTGCTTGTGTTCGTGAACACGAGCCCAAGCTGAAGGGCATGCCCTATCAGCAGACCCAGACCTTGTTGGGCGACGATGGAGATGTTGCTTTGTTCGCAGAGCATAGTGCCGCCACCGTCTCCAAGTATACCGAAATCAAGAACGCCGTTGGTCTGCTGTCTAAATGGCAGAAGGCCGCTGCGAAGGTCTACAATCCGCTTCTTAAAGAAGCTCATACTGCCCGGTCCATCCAGGATAAGTATGCTTCTAAGAAGCAGGACATGCTCGGTGGTCGTATTCCCGAGCTGGGTTACAACGCCTTCATCGCTCCGGATATGGTGGCTGTGATTCAGGGAATCTTCGGCTACGAGATCACCGGTGTTCTCAAAGCCGGAGAATGTCATTGCTCCAACTGCGAAATGGGTGAAGTCGACATCACCCGTAATCCGCACCTGGATAACGCCCACGTTGTGCTCAACAACGTGGAACGTATGCCTTTTGTTTCCAA